TTTTCCATCCCAAAATCTTTTTTTGTAGGCTGGTGAAAATTTTGCACCAGGTACATCAAAAGTAAATTGATCCGCAAGTTCATAATAAACATGCGGTTCCGCTACCACATGAAGATTTACTTCATTCTTTTTTGAGATGACTAAATGGGACATGATCTACCACCAATCTGTATCGTAAGTAGAATCAGCATCACCATAATTACCAATCGGAACAATATTAAATGCTAAAGATTTTCTAGGCATATCACCCCTAACTGGAGTAACACTATGCTGTAGACAACTAGGAAATATTATTAAGTCTTTTCTTTCTGGAGTTACTCTTGAAAATGGAGTACTAAACTTATTAATATTTTTCATATTTGGTCTATATGATGATAGATCTGGTAAAGGATTTATAATATCTAAGTCCCCACCACTATCTTTACCATAGTGTCCATAATAATAAACTGCACTCCAAAAACTATTCTTGTGATTATGTAACTGAACATGTTCACCTTTTTTATTAAGAGTTAACCATGAAGTTGATATATCAAACCTACACACATAACCCATTCTATCTAAAACAGATCTAGTATAATTTTGTAAAATCTTTTTAGTTTTTGGATAGTTTTCCAATATTCTATACTTAGCAGAACTATTTGCAAATCTTGCTTGTTCAGGACTATCAATTTGAACTTTACTTAGAATGTAATCTTCACATTCAAGTAGTTCATCAGTATCTTCCCATACCTTTATCTTAAGTAATGGTATAGAGAACATCTCTCTAACTTTCAAATCATATTCTTTTTGCATCCTTGGCCTCCTCCTTCATTTTTTGTTGATTTTCCCAAAGTCTTTGTAATTCCTGAGCATTTTCTGCAGACACGGGAGTTAGATCTGCGATGTTACCAGATAAGATGCATCGACCATCAACAGTACATTCAGGTACTTCATGTTGTAATCTACCTTCAAAAATTAGTAGTTTACCTTTTGCAACTTCTATAGTATGTTTACTTTCTGAAAAAACTATAGGAGAAGATCCTACAGGTACATTCACATAAAAAATCCATGTCCATGCAAATGGCATATGATTGTGAGGAACTATATTATCTCCTTTTTTAAAAGTAGTACCCCATACTTCTTCTAATCTTAAGCAACCTTCTTTACCAAATATATGTGTATTACTTTGAATTACTTTTTGCAACCATAAAAGAAATTGCATTAATGCTGGATTTTGTTTTTCATGAATACGTCTTTCCGACATAGACGCATTTACACTAGGTTCATATCCAATCTTTGGAAGATCTTTAATATATTCATATAATACTTCACACAGATCATCAGGATCTGGGTATAAGAACTCTGCTACCGCTAACTTTTCAGTTACTTCAAAAGTATTACCCTTAAAGTCATTAAATGACTCATTATCAGCTTCAAGTACAGGTGGGTTTTTATATTTTTTTCTTAGTGCTTCTACTTCCTCATCCGTGAATTGAGGTTCATCATCATACAATTCTTCCATTAAACATAACGAGTTGCTATAGTATATAGCAGGTTATTTTTCGTCTAAATTTGGAAATTGTTGTGTAAGATTGTGGTCTAATATTACAGCAAATAATCTATTCTGTAATGATAAAAGACGAACTTTTTCTGCTATCGGTTTATTCTCATTCTTCCCTGGCCAAATCTCAGCATAGTGAGAAACAGCATCGTATAACATACGGGTTTCTTCGATACCCATATTTAATTCCATAGACCAATCTAGTTTCTTTTTAGAATCGTCAGTATCCATACGATTGAATGTTGGTTTAAGTATTTAGTTATATCCTTGTTGGAAACGATGCCATTCTATTGCATTCTTAATTTGATAGGTACGACCAGATATATTTCTAATAATTTCTTCTAAGAATTTTAAAGTAGCATCATAGTATTTGATCTTCATATCAATCTTATTCAACCTTTCATCTGCATCCATATGTCTTTGTATAGCATCTTTCTCTCTGACCTTGTATGGAAATGGATCTGCAGCATAAACTTCTGGAGATGCCTTACCTGTGTAGTAATTATGTCTCTCTAGTCTAATTTCATTATATTGATTTCTTGCTTTCTCACGCATCAAAGTAATTGTATTGTAAACTGTATAATACTTTGAGTGAAGTTGAGGTATTTTTAATGATTCGTCATGCAAGTTATCTGGGTCGATTTTAGCATCTTCGGCCCACATACTTTGAATTTTATCAAGATCCATAATAAAGTTAAATTAATTATAAGGGAGTTCGTCCGTCTGCTTTAAACATCCTGTATATAGTATACTTGAAAGTAGCCTCTGCTGTAAAGTAGTTGATGTCCGTATCACCTGCTTCAAATTCCAATGATGTTAATGAAGTTGGAAACATTTCCTCAAACTTTATTATAGCACTAGTATTGTAATTACTGTTTAAAATTGCAAGGGAACCATCACTATACACTTCATCTCCATCCCTTTTACCTTTATCATCAGTTGTTATCTCTTGATATTGCTTAGGTGTAGCTGGAAAACCCACACCAGTCATCCAGTTATGAATAGACATATAGTTTTCTAATTCTTCATCAACTATAAATCTTAAACTAAAATCACCATATTGTAATTTATCACCAGGTATATCAATATCTTTTAGATAAGATGCTTGTACAGCAGTTCCTAAAACTATCTCAGGTATTCTAGCAGAATTACAGAAAAAATTTACCTTAGGAGTTTTTGCAAGATTAAATCTAAACCCTATGGGAGATAAAAAATTTCTATTCTCTATTTGATTCTGTAATGCATTAACCATTATCCTCCTCCGTTTCCACCGCCACCGTTGCCACCAGCATTACCGCCACCATTACCGCCACCGTTACCATTGGTGCTGCCACCATTACCATTACCGTTTCCATTACCATTACCGTTCTTACCGTTTTTCTTTCCGTTCTCACCCTCATCAGGTTCGATGTATCCTCTTCCACCCATATGATAGCCACGTGGAATCGTCTTACACTTCTTATCAGTGTAACACCAATACTTTCCAGCACCGCATCTTTTAGCAGCTGCTTCTTCTATGAATTTATCAAATTCTAACATTAGTCAATAATCATATTGAACCACATTTCACTCATACCAGAAATGATTTTATCTGCTGATTCTTTATCATCAGCATATCCTTCTTTCATCAAATGATCAACTAACTTATCTCTTTTAGCAACCGCATCTGCGTGTTCTTTTGGTGTAGGTTCCATGGTAATAGTACTTTTATTTCTATTTAGACTGGTGTAATTGTATATCCAACTTTTGCTCTAACCTTACCAAGTGCAAGATCCAAAGCGTTTTGAGCATCTTCTGTAGTATTATATTGTGTCCTTTTTGATTCGTCCCATGTCCATCTATTCTCACTAATGTGATATAGAGTTTCTCCTGTTACATTGCTCTTCTTAGTAATATAAAACATTATGTCCTCTGTTTAAAATTTATACCTTGCATATGATCAAACTCATGTAAAAATACTCTTGCAGCAAAACCCTCTAATTTTACTTTATGATTATTTCTATTTTCATCTTCATATTTAACAACGACAGTTTCTGACCTTTCCACGTCAACAAATTCATCTGGATAAGATAAACATCCTTCATTCATAACACATGTTTTAGAAGATTGTTTTACAATTCTGGGATTGAAACACGTCATAACTTCATTATACTCCAAATCCCTTATCATTACAAATGCCCTTTCATTAATACCAATTTGATTTGCAGACAGGCCAACTCCATTATGATAATGCATATTATCAATCAATGTCTTTTTTAAAAAATTGCGATCCAAATTGTAACTACACTTATCAATTTTTTTGTGTAGTAAATCATCAGAATTTGGTATTAGTTCTCTTATCATAAAGTTATTTAGAGAAAAAAAAGACCCCTCAGAGAGGAGTCTTTTGAAGATATGTAATATCAATTACATTAGGTTGTTAACCTTAACTCTTCTGTAGTATGTGTTAGAGTTTCTCTTAATACGTCCAGTATTAGTTGTATTAAGTCCCTCAGCGAATGGGTTTGCTACGATACCGTAACGAGTCTTAAACCCGATTTTTGGCTGGAAGGTGTTCTCTCCCACTGCACGAACCATCTGTAGTGGAACGTAAGGGCAATAGAATAAACCTGCGTCATAAGGTGAAGAACCTTTATAACCAGCAACATAGTACTGAGCACCAGCAGAAGATCCGTTGAATCCACCTGCATAAGGGTCGATGTACACTTTGTACTTACCTTGTAATGTACCAGCAAATGTATTACCAGTATCATCAACGTTAAGGTTGCTGTTAAGAGCAGGAGTGTAGTCTAGTACACCAGCCATTGTTAATGCAGAAGCAACATCAGCAGAACAAAGGATCATGTTACCCTTTCCTCTACGAGTTTGCTGTGCGATTGCGTTAGCGTCTCTTTCGATCTGGAAGATCAGTCCCTTGAATTTCTCAACAGACCAACGACCATTACTATCAACGTCTAAGTCGAAAGTACCAGATGTTGCAACGTTTGCTTGAGCACCAGGCTTAGCAACGTTATAGATTGTTCTAATAACTTCTCTGTTGATTTCAGCAAGAATCTCAGTAGATAGAATGTTAGCAAGTTCTGCTTCTGCATTCAATCCATGGATTGCTTTCAAGTCTTGGGCAAGTTCTAGTGAGTACTCTGCCTTTAGAGCTCTTGACTTCGCAGTCACGGTGACCTTCTCGATTGAGAATGCCATCTCGTTGAAACCGTTTCCATCAGTACCTAAAGCTTCAGCAGTACCTGTCTGCATACCTTCACCGACGTTGTAGACGTTACCGTCTGTTGGTGATGCAGAACCATCTAGTGCACCAGGATTAGATCCTGTCTGAGATCCAGTACCAAGACCAACTGCCTCGTTCTGAGATCCAGTAACGTAGTCATCTGCACCTGAGATTGGTGTACCAGCTGTACCGATACCAGAGAATGCAGTATCTACTTCGTCGTAGAATGTCTCGTCTCCAGACTGACTGTTGTAACGAGATCTCATTGCAAAGATTAGACCTGTTGGGCCATTCATTGGTTGTACACCAGCTAGGTCATAAGCGACCAAGTTTGGCATTGCTCTTCTGATCAGACTAATAAGTACTGGATCGAAGTTTGATATTCCTGCACCTGTTGAGTTTGTAGGTGCTGCTTCTCCAAGGAACTCTTGCTCCTCTTTTAAAGTCTTTTCTTGGTTCTCCAGAAGAACTGCGGTCACCATTCGACGATGATTGTCTTTGATGTCTCCCATACCTTCATGGTCTAGGAGTGGAGCCCACTTCTCCTGCAGATGTTCAGCATTGAACGATTGCATTTGATTTACCTTTTAAATTTAGTTTAAAGTTTGATCTTATAATTAAAAAATCACTTTTTCGAGACTCTATTCATAGTCTGTAGGTAACTTTCCATCAAGCCAGACGGTGCTGCTTGAGGTGCCTCAGTTCCTTCAGAAATTGTCTCTGAATGGTCTCTTGGAGCACTAGCACTTGGGAAATAAGATTCTCTAAGTGTTCCTAGTTTCTCTCTGTATGTTTCTTCACTATCAAACTCAACGTTTTTGGCAAGAGAAGCAAGTTTATCTTTTTGTGAAAGTGCAAGACCTTCGGATACGTCTGCTAGAATTACATCTGATACAGACTCAGCTAATCTTTTGTTTAGAGCAATATTCTTATTAATTTGCTCGTTGAGTTTATTTTCCATCTCATCAAGTTTATCAACCATATTGTTGATAACATCATATTTTTCTTCAGGGATTGTTACATAATGATCTTCAAAAAGACTCTTCATACCTTTTAAGAATGAATCAGTCATTTCTGTTTTAAGTCCATGCTCTACTGCGAGTGCATTTTCTTCCATCCATTCCTGAGCAATATACTCAAGATATGCATCAGTTCTATCTTCTAGAACTTCTTTCATGGCAGAAACTTCTTCAGCGAGTGATTTCTCATACTCACCTTTTAATTCTTCCTTGATCTCTCCGATCTTGGATTTGATAGCAGCTTCGAAAATGGTTGTTGCTTTTGCTTTGAAGTCTTCTGAAAGTTCTTCGCCTTCTAGAAGTGCATTAACGTCTGCTTCGACACTAAATGACTCTTCTTCTTCGACGACTTCTTCTTCAGTTGTCTCTTCTTCTGCAACTACTTCTTCAGTTTCTGTAGTCTCTTCTGACTCAGCAACTACTTCTTCTTCAGTAGTTTCTTCCTCAGATACAACCTGATCTTCAGGTTTTTCTGCTTCTTCTTTTTTAACAGCACCGCCAGCCATTGTAGGCATTGGATCTGCCTTACCTGCGTTTTTGTTAATTACATCCTTAACTTGCTTAAGGGTTTTACCAGGTGTATTTAATTTAGCTGAATTATCATCAACCTTATAATTTTCTGGTGTTGGCCCACCTAAATCCTCGTAAGTTGCAGGTGTACCACCTGTTGTCAACTTAGGCATCGGATCACCAGGCGAAGCATTTTTAGTTACTACGTTTTCCATTTCTTGTAAATTGCTACCAATAGGCATGTTTTTTTAATAGAATATTAAATATTCTTTATTTATTTATAGAACTTAAAGATTTGATAAGAAATCGGTAAAGAGACCGAGCTTATGTTCCTCAAGTGTTTTTTGGTCAACTAGGGTGTTAATCCTCTTCTTAGTTTGGTCTACAAACTGTTCACGAAGGATTCCTCCTTCCCAAACCCACTCTTTTCCTTCCATGATTCCGTTAACGAAAGCATCAGGAGCTGATGGATCTGCAACGATATCTGCAGCTGTTGCTAATTGAAAGTCTTCACCAACAACTTTAATACCATCACGATCTTCTTTTAATGTTCCTATACCACGAGAAGAAACTCCTAAAGTTACACCTTCAGCGAGTAAAGATTTTGCAATCTTACCCATAGGTGTTTCAAGAAGTTGTGCCTTACCTACAAAATTATTTCCTTCTTGATGAAGATCAACAATTTTATGTGATACTCTATCGAGGTTCACTGTAGGGCCATCAGGGTGACCAAGTTCCCCAACAGCACGGCCTTTTGCAACGAAAGATTCGTTGTATCTGCTAACCTCTTTTGCAAGAGTGTCTACAGGATACATTCTTCCATTACGATTTTTAAGGTTTCCTTGTAAGAAAACACCCTCTATATACATCTTCTTTTTACTACCTTTTCCTTCGGTAATAAATTTAACGTCTGAAATTTCTTCTGTGATTAGTTTCATAGTCCTAATTTGTAAATCCTACTTTTGCACCTTTTACATCAGTGCCTCCACTAACAAAAACAACATCTGTTGGATTCTTTTCTAAGATTTCGGTTTGACCTGCTAATAATGAAAAGGTTCCTATAGTAGCAGAACCACTGTTATTTTCAGCAATATTAACAGTTCTACCAGTGCTGTTGCTACTGTTTACTAAACGAACGCAAGTTGCGTTGCTAAAACTAGTAGCAGCACCAACTGAATCTGGTACAGTTATTTGTGTTCCTTTTATTAATAACCTAGACATTTGGTTCCTCTTCTTGGGCTACAGGTTCTTCAGTATTATCGAACATTGATGCACCCACAGTATTACGAGAAGCATCTATTTTGTCTGCTGCTTTAGCATACAAAACTTCTTTGATCTTATCGCTAATATCATTAGCAGCAGCATCAGTCGCTATCAAATTAACAAGTTCTTCCATAAAAAATAAATATAAAATCCTAGTTTTATTTATATCTCTGCCTTTTTGGTATCTTTTTGTACCTGTGCATTGGTAAGTCCATCATCAATTTCTGGATCCATTGGGATTTCTCCCATCTCACCTTCTGCTGGTAATGGTTCACCAGTTATTGGATCAACTGCACTAGGATCTGGTATTATACCATCCTTAATTTCCTGTTCAATTTGCTCATCCAATTCTTCCATCTCTCCATCAGTCTGACGTAAGATATTTTTACGAACCCATTCTTGTGAATAGAATCTTCCAATATAAGGTTCTATTTGTGCAAGAGTTCCTAATCTCTCATTCATCATTTCAGTTTCTTTCAATTCTGCAAACTGATTATCATAGATGAAATCGTATTGTATATGCTCACTAAGAACTTCCCAATCTTCAGGAGTAACAATGTTCTTCAGGATTAATTGAGTCTTAAGCATATCTGTGAACATATTTGCAAAACGTTTTCTTAAACGTCCTACAAATTTAGAGAACTTAAGTTCATCTCTTAATATCTCAGATGAACGTCCTAAATTAAATCCACCTTCTGCAGCAATTCTTGATTCTGGTACACCTAATGCTCTGTAAAGTTTCTTTTGGAAATATTCAATATCAGAAAGTTCTCCTAAGTTTTGTCCACCAGGTAATGTTGTAATTTCAGTTCCTCTACCACCTTCTCTTCTTGGTAACCAGAAATCTTCCATCATAGACATGAACTTACGATCATCTCTAACTTCCCCAGTATTTGCATCATAGACAAGTTTATTTCTATAACGACCCATAACTTCACGAAGATATTGCTCTGCTTTTATCTTAGGAAGATTACCAACATCAATATAAAATATTCTTCTTTCTGGTGCTCTTGATAATCTGTAGATAACCAAACTATCTTCAATCATTCTTAACTGATTAAGAGCCTTGATTGCCTTATGCAGATATGAAAGAACTAAACCTTTATTTCTATCTACTAATCCAGAGGTAACATAAGTGATTGAATCTTTTGCAATTTTAACTCCCTTTGTTCCACCGCCACCAGTCATTGCTTGTGATGGATATGCAGGTTGTGGAGTATATACAAAATACTCTTCAATTTCAGGTGCTACTACTTTTGTTTCGTTCTGATTATTGTTTAATGAGTTGAGTCTTTCTGCTTTACTTTTCTTCTTTTCTTGACGGACATATCGCATCTTCATAGGATCAATATATCTTAAATCTTTTATTCCTTCTTCTGGTTTTTTCTGGTCAATTACCTTCATATAGTACAATCTACCATCAATATACCAGTTTCTGAGTATTTCATGCGATTTTTTATCAAAATCCATTATATCTTTAATGGTTTTGAATTCTTCCCTTATTGCCTTCTTTAACTTATCACTTGCGTTTAAATTTGATAATTCAATTTGAATAGGTGTATCATAGAGGTCACTAACTATTGCTTCATTAATAACATCTTCAATTGCTCCATCACATTCTGGATGTAGAGCCATTTCTCTATATCTTTTTATTAAATCAAATTCACTTCTATAGACACCTTCGATATCTACGTATGAACCATAAAAAGAACTAGCAATAAAATTATCATTCCCGTCCTCATTGTTTTGAGGAACGGGAGAGATAACCGAAGGAGAATCTTTCTTCTTCGGATCAATAGAGAAACCAAATAATCTGGCCATAATATTAGTTGCGTTAACGTGTTTTTATTATTTATCTGATATCTTCACCGCCAGCCGCAGGAGAAGTACCTTTATAAGCTTCCCACCAGTGGACTTGCATTTCGACTGTAAATTCTTCTAAAGTATCAGTTGTTTCGTAACTTAGATCAATTGAAGATAAGTTAGTAGGCCATATATCCCAGAATTTATATGATCTTAAGATACCACCGTCACGATCTAATTGATGTACAATTGCATCTTTTTGATAATCTTCTGGATTTTGTGCACCTGTTGCATCTTCCATACTGTTAATAACATTCATCCACTTTTCAAAAGCAGAACGAATAACGAAATCTGTATCGTTAAGAACAGTGATTGTCCATGTTTCGAATGTTCTATCTCCTGCAATTTTAAGTATCCTTCCTCGGAATGGAACTTCAACTGGAGTAACAGTTGATGCAGGTAGTGCTGCAGCCTTAACTAAAAATCTGGACTTTTGGAGAACATCATTTTCTATTGCGACTGCTGTGGGAAATGCTAGTTCAACCTCAAAGAGATTCGGCCTAGCTCCACCACCAGTTAACTTACTTTTAAAGTCACTGATTTTCCTTAGTGGAATATTATTGACTTGAACGCGGCTTGGCATTGTTCGTTGACCTCTTAATTAATTAAACTTTACCGATGACTTCATCAAAACTAACACCAGTTCTAGTAGCAACAAAGGTTAGACCGATGAAGTTGATAGAACGTGCTGGCTTAATGTATATATCTGCAACGAATTCGTTTGCGTCAATAATAGCAGCAGTATTATTAGTTTCGTCACAAATGACGACATAATCTTGGATTCCTCTCTTCGCTTGAACATCACGAAGGAAAGGTTCAACAATATTTACAAAGTTAGTCCTTGTAATTTCATCGTTGAATTCAAAGAGTTGATCCTTAGCAGCAGCAGAAATTGCATCTTCTAAGAAGATAAACAAACGACGAACGTTAATTCTATCGAATGCTGATGCTTTAGCATATCCAGTCTTATCACCAAATAATAGGATTCCAGATCCAGGTGAGAAGATTACTGGGTTGATTCTTGAAGAATAAAGACGATCTCTTTGTTCTTTGTTTGGATTATATGCTAACTTAACTGCATTAAGTATAGCACCTCTTGCTGTTCCTGCAGGTGAGAACCAAGGGAACTGATTAATATCAGTTCTTGCACAAAGTCCACCAATGTCTCCATTAAGAGGAACATATCTAAATCCATTTGAGAATCTATCAAACATATACTTATATCCACTATCGAATACAGCATATGAAGTTGAAGTTATCGGATCGAAGAAATTAATTACGTTTTCAGTAATATCAGCATCACTTAAAACAGTTGGTGCTTCCTGATCTGTAGTATCAGTTATCATTGATCCTCTGTAAGGAGAGATAAATGCAATTGCATCTTTTCTCGCTTCAGCAACTTGAATTAATTTAGTAGCAAGTGCTCTTGTTTGCTCTTCACCACCTTGTGCAGATCCTTGAAGTAAGAAGTCTACATCAACTGCGGTATCATTTTCAAAGAGTCCGTAACCAGAAATTATATCATCTAATCCTGAGTTAAGAGCTCCAGTTGCATTGATGTCTGTGGAATTACCGTAGTTTTTACCACCAGCAAGTACACCATTCATTGTTCCGATTGTGTCGAAGATGATTCCTTCACCATCTTGATCCCAACCAGTATCACTTGCAAGTGTAAAGTTATTACTAAATCCTGTGGTTACAACTCCTACTGGTGCACTACCTCCAAAGAGATATTCTGAATTAGTTTCTAAGTACTTTCTCCAGTATTGTGGTGATCCAACAGAGAATTCTGCATCTTTTGCTTTTGATAAGTTAAGATGTTTCTCAAGAATTGTTCCTGCGTTTCCTGTTACAGTTCCTTTTGCGTCAATGACTACAAGATGAACTTCATCAAATCTTCCACCTCTGTTAGATACATACTCAGATGTGCCTGGTCTTTCAGTAACAGTGTTCCATTTTACTGTGGTTACTGTTTCAGTTCCACCAACAGTTGCAGTTGTTAATGCAAGTTCCTGCTGATCAAACCAATCTTTAGTAAGACTTACAGTAGGTGTTGCTTGTGAAACTCCTGCGTTGTTCACGATAGTAACACCACCAGTATTAAACTTGTAAATGTTATTATAATCCCAAGCAGTTTCTGTTCCAGCAGATGATACATGTGATATGAATTTAACATCAACTGTTAATCCAGAAACACCAGTAACTATTCCCTTGAACATTCCGTCAAGTTCCATAGTTGTTCCAGCACCAACTCCAGTTTTAGAAACCACTGTTCCTGCAGGTACAGTTTGAGTAATTCCGTAACCAATGTTAATACTACCTACACTGTTAAGTGTAAGATTCTGATCTGCTTTACCGTCAATTATTCCAATCCTAATTCCGTTTGACCACGTACCAGGATTTTTAGCAGCAACAGTAACGTTTGTAATTGTATTTACATCGTATCCTAATTCTTCATAATGATCAAGACTCTTGATCTTTGTACTTGTAGCAGCACCAACAAATCCATTATACAAACCTGCATCGTCAGCTCTGACTACATTAAGTATTCCACCATAAGCCAAATATGATGATGCGGTTAACCATGTTTCATACTGTTTGTCAGTACTATATGGTTTTCCAAAAGTGTTAAGTAAATCGTTCTCCGTATTAACAAGAGTTGGAGTTCCGACAGGGCCTTGTGCAAAAGGCCCTACAATTCCACCTATCTTATCTGTTGTGGGGTCGATCCTTCCTAGTGTTAAATCAACTTCCCTTACTAAAATACCAGGAGATGCTAGATTCAGTGGCATCTTTAATTCCTCTCTCAGTCCAAATTATTCTAGAAATATTTATAGATTTACCTTTTTACATGTAGTCCCACATGTATGAACGGTCTCCATACTCATCAGTATGCCATCTATCACCGTCCTTATCAACGAAACTTTCCATATCTTCAAAACCATCAGAAATGAATCCAAATGGAGCCATATCTTGTTCTATTTGATTCTTTTGTTCATCATAAATCCTCTTACGAACATCCTGATCGGACATTTCTTTAAAGTAATCTTGACATACTAACCATGAAAATATTACCAAGCACATTGCTAGATCATCATTAGATCCTTCCTCTGCTTCAAATGAATTTCCTTTCTGAGAAAATGTAGTTAGTTCTGATATAATTTCATAATCACAAGTTAAAAGTTTATCATCTTCTAATAAGGTTTTAAGATTTGAACAACCTAATTTTTTAACGGCTGCCGTCATTCTTACCCCAAGTTGTGTCTTTTTCCCTGAAAATCCTTGACCTACAATTTGACCATTTCTTCCTCTCATTGTAGCCATTAAGAGATTATCATACTCCAAATCATATTGCATAATACTTGCAACTTGATCCCCTATATCATTTACTTCTATTAAAACAAATGCCTGATTATACCCTATTGCAACATCATGAATAATATTAGGAAATAGCATAGGTTTAATTTCATTATTCCTATATTTTGCAACTACCTTATACGGGAACTCTGTAGTATCAAAAACTAAAAATGCAGAATAATCATTACCAAGTCCTCTAGCTACATCAACTGTGACTATGTAATTATGATCTTTAACTGGTTCTTCATAGATATCTAAACCAGCATTTCTCTTAATAGGATCTTCAAATACAAGATTTTTTAACTTTGCTGCACTAATAAGAGTATTAACAGACCCTAAAAATTCACATTCAAACTCAATTTTAAATTGTTGTTCTGACGTGTTTGCAATAGTTTGTTCTCTCCATTCAGCATCTCTACCAGGAACTTCAGACCAATGTACTTCAGTAGGAACATACTCACTTTGACCTTTTTCTGCATTATGCCACATACGGTAAAAGTGATTCATACCTCTTGGGGTAGAAACAATAATTACTTTAGTACTTTGTCCAGACGTAATAGTAGGATAAACAGAGGCAAAGAAGTCGTCAGCAATGTGATTCGGGATGAAAGCGAACTCGTCAAGAAAGATGACATTATAGGATCCACCTCGGACAGCAGATGAAGAAGTAGAGTTTGACGATATTTTTGATCCATTTTCTAATTCTAAGGAACCTTTGTTCCAACTAATTATACCTTGCTGCATCCATGAAGGTAAATTTTCATATGCAAGTTGTAATCTACCGAGTAAATCTCTAGCAGTTGATGCTTTGTTTGCAAGTATTGCAATGTTTACATTATCATTAAAAACTGCATAATGCAATAGGTAAGAAACACATGTTGTAGATTTACCTGTCTGTCTAGGCATTTTACATATGTTAAATCTTTCATTATGAAAGTTTCTAATTAGTTTCTCTTGAAAGGGGTACATATTAAAAGGAACTAATCCTTCATCAAGAGATACAATTTGAATATAATTTCTTGCAAAGTAAACAGGATCTTCTTTACATTTTAAAAATTCTATTACCTGCTCTTCCGTAAATTCATGAGCAGTATTGGCCCGTTTTAGATTCGGGTTACCAAGATATACATCACTAGTAGGCATAATTTAATCCTGTTGGTTATTATCTAATGATCTTATATTTCTCTCTTTCATCTGTTGTTGTACCTGAACTGGGCCAATGATGTCTATAAATTCCATGAAAGATTTGCCATCTTTATCTTCGATGGTAATTTTTTCTTGATAATTTTTCCAGTCCATTTACTTGGTTTCTTTATTATTATTTAGAAACTGTTGTTTCAACATCTTTGAAAGGTCTGATGTAGAACCTACAAAAACAGCATTATTAGTAACGTTAGTTGTATTTTTAACAACCTCTTCATCAACTTCTTTGACCTTCTTCTGTAAATCTAATAATTTATCAGTGGTATCCGCAACTGATTTGATAATTTGTCCTGCAACCTCATATGCTCTTGCACTACCTTGTTCTTCAGCAACTTCCATAATACCATTAAGTGCTTCTTGACCTTTTTCAATTAATGAATAAAGATTTCCCCTAGTATATTCATAATCTTTACGCACCTCAGTTTTACCATCATTTTTGGTTAGTTTATTTTCAGATACGGTACTAACCTCAATTTCACTACTGGTATTGAGTGCGTCATCTATAGGATCAAAATTGTTATTCATTAGATGTCCTCTTTCCTAACTGGACTATAAGTTCTACCATCACCTAAGAATTCCCAATTCTCATCAAATCCAAAGTCATCAGCAGGGCCTGCATCTGCAGGATTAGGTGTTACTGTGTACCTCATTTCACGTTTTACTTTTTGAATATCAGTATCTGCATAAAGATCTGTTTGAACTTTTTTGATAAGTCCTTCTGAAGTATCTGCGATTGGGCCAAAGAGATAAGTTTTTGCGGTAAAATTTAATGTATATATTAAAGCTCTTCTTGTACTAAAGTCTCCTTCATAGTCATCTTGGAAAGAAACGTTATCTAAAACTAAAGGAATATCTCTTTTTTCTCCTATGGATTTTACTAAATCAACTGTTAGTGTAAATGCTGGTTGGAAGTATGGAAGTATCTGTTCAACAATCTGTAACGCATCATCATTTAATTTTGTCCATATACTTAATTCAAATCCAATATTATAAGGAACAGGCATATAAACCTTCTTCAAATTAGTTCCATCAGAAGTTTTAAATGTTTGTGTAACACCTGCTTTTCTAGTAGGATCATAAGAAATGGTATTCATTTCAAATGACATTCTTGGTAATGTTGTAGCAACTGGTTTGTTTAAATCTGCCTGTTGTTCTAGTCTAGCAAGAAATTTTTGAGCAGGGCCATATGATAATGGTACCTTAAAGTCACTATAATCTGAACCATCTTGAGTTTGGTGCTTAATAACAAGGTTATTAAATACTGTACCAAAAGATATTATGGTTTTTCTAATTATTTCGTGATAATAATAAGTTCCTAACATTATACTTGTCCAAATGGGTTTGTTTCACTAAAGTCAATAATAGCATCTGCTTCTGCTTCAATATTATCGCTCTGATCATATTGATCAGCAAATTCTGCGGATTTAATATAATCTACATTATATCTAGCACCAGAAGTAGTTCCAAGAGCAATTTCACCAGCTTGGAATGTTCCTGATGTAGTTCCCAATTTGAGGACAACTTCATCTCTATCCCAACTCTTAACTCTACCTATAGCACCACTAATTGTTCCTTGAACAGCCTCATTGAATTGATAAGTTCCAATACCACTTATAGTTGCTGGTGGTGAAACAGTTGCAATACCTGCATGTGAAGTATATCCAACACCTGCATCAGAGATAAGAATTTGAGTGACCATATTAGCAGATTTATCTACAACTGCTCTAGCAACAGCGATAGTATTTCCAGCACCTACAGGTGGTGCATCTATGAATACAGTTGCTGAATCAGCATAACCACTACCACTTTGTCCAACACCAGTAGTTATTACTTGAATACCAGCAGTACCAGCAGGGCCTAAGTTTGCAGTTGCGGCCGCACCAACACCGTTATATGTGGTAATACCATTAGTTGCTGTTGTTGCTGTACTTACTATAGTAACTGTAGGTGGTGTAGTATATCCAGCACCAGCGTTTGTTAATAAAATTTCTTTAACAGAATGTACACCATAAACAGATGTTGTTATAGCTACCGCAGTTGCAGTAATACCTCCACCGACTGGCCCAGGCCCATCAATTACAACATTAGGTGTTGTAGTATAACCATATCCATCTTCATTAAGGAATATATTTCTAATATATCCACTTGAAGTACCAATATTTAATGTTGCAGTTGAACCAATAGAGATTAACTGTAACTCAGTCATATAACCATAATTAACGAGTGTCTCATCAATTTCCTGTGTAGCATCACTAAGTTGATTCCATCCACCAACGTCATCACTAAGTTCGTATAGTTCACATTGCAATTCATAAACATATCCCTTACCTAATTGGTAGAAAGGTTTTTCATGCTCTACAAACTTAACTTCAAAAATTCTTTTACCTAATGGAAAATATATTAAATCTCCTTCACGTGGTCTACCTTCAACAACTATTTCATCACTTGTTTCACTCATTGATACTAAAAATGGTGCAATAAAATCTTCCCATCTTTCTTTTGATATTGTTACTACTAATTCATCCTTTAAACTCATACCAAATTTAGTCATTATATCACCAGCACCTGTATATCCCTCATAGGTATTAACATATGCTTCTAATAAAAAATTATCGTCAAATTTTGACGATTCAACTTCTCTAAAAATATTATCTCTATTAACTATTTTTCTAGGTAAATATGTAATTTCAACACCAAACATCCTCAACTGTTCGTTGATAAGATCTTGAACTAGTCTCTGTTCTCCTGCAGAACCTTTAAGGAAAAATGGATTTAATGCCATAATATTAACCTATCATATCAAGAGGTGGTACCTCGTATTCGGAAGTCATCTTCTCTAGAAGAGTATCTATTTCTCTCTGCCCATCTTCATATATTTCTCTACCATTAAATTCAATTCCACCAGGAAGTCTGACTCCTTTAAATTTAATTAAATTTTGTCCCCATTGTTTTTTCAATAATGCTGTTACGTATTTTTTTAGCCATGGATCATTGTATATCTGAGTATATGCTGTAGGATCTAATGCTCTATAACATTCCAATACAATATACTGACCTGCTTCTTCAGATCCCCAATCAATATCCAAATATAATCTATCTTGTCTTTGATTAAATCTAATTTGTTTATCTGTAGTCAATAAAAAATCAATGTCTTCTAGGTATGTCTTTACCATAGAATATTGTAGTAAATCAATTGAATTAAATTGATATAAATCGTTCAAAAATAATTGATATTTAATACTAAACATCCCAGATGATATTGTACTACTATCAAACTTAAATACTTTTTCTACACCAATTACAGAATCTGGAACAGGTATAAAGTTTGAGTTCTCATACCAATTAGAAGTAACTGTTCCCAATCCACTTACACTTGAAGAGTTTACACTTGTAGTAACTATACCAACACCACTTGTTCCGTCTGCTTTTCCTCTATCAATATCTTCTTGAGTAAGTTCATGTTTAAGATACATTTTTTCAACACCATTGTAATGACGTTCGTTGAAATATTGTATTGCATCATCCAGTAGATCATCAGCTTGATCATCATCAACGTTAATTTCTAAAACAGGAGCACCCAACTGCCTATATGCATAATCTTTAAGTTCTTGTCTAGTTGTTGGTTTTGCCATCAGTAAGAGCCTCCATCTATTAATCCAGCAGTTAATGTTCCATCCACATAAGCATCTTGTGTGAATGTTGCTATTGCACCAAAGGTAGCAATACCAGCAGTTACAATTAAACCACCAGTAGTAGCTCTAAATCCTCTACCAGCAGTAACTAATCCAACAGAATCAACATTTGTTACATCTTCATAAGTGACTGTTCCACCAACTGAAAGGTTACCAGCAATTGAAAGACTATCAGTTAGACCATCAAATGTAAATCCTGCACTATCCCTTAAAGTAGATCCTGTTCCAACAAAAGGAACACGAGTTGCTGTTAAAAGGTTAATTGTAGATATACCTGTGATATTTAGTGATTGTGCGTTTACGTTATCAAGAACGATATCGTCACTCAAGAATAAGTCACCACCAACAAAAAGATCTCCAGTAACCGTAGCACCAGTGGAGATTGTATTAAATACTTTTGTTGATCCATGATACAGTTCTGCTGTACCACCATATCCAATTCTTAATGCACCTTCACCAACATCACTTATATAACTATGACTACCATCATGAAATATTTCTAATGCAGTAGATGAAGTACCAAATTTTAATTTAGTACCATCATTATATTTAAAAGAACCTTCACTTGAATCAAAAAATGCTGTAACTAAACCAACACTATTTTTGAATTGTACATCTGCACCAAATGTAGAAATACCAGTATTAACATCCAATTGTGCAATTGAACCTATACCACCGATTACATTTTGTGCTGTAATCGCAGTAAGAGCCTCACCACCAGACGCACTGGATAGTATTTTTACAGCATTCTGTTGACCAACTCTTACTCTAATATCTGCCATTATTAGATCCTCGTTACTCCTGCTCTCACTAACACATTTCCTTCAACAACTCTTTCCGTCACATTCCCTTTTGTAATGAGAATATCATAAACATATCTACCTTCTCTCAAAGTAAGAGTAGTTGCAGCAGGTAATTCTATTACAATTTTTCCAGTTGAAGGTTCAGGAATACTAGCAGTAAAATCTGTTGCTGTGGATGCACCTGCCCATTTTCTCATTTGAGACGCAACAGTATATCCACTCAGATCTAATGCTGAATTATTATCAGTAGATTCTAAATTAAAAGTTTGTTGGAATGTGGATCCTGTATTTACTACAAGATTATTGACATATACTGCAGCCATCTATTTACGAAAAGAATCCCTACTTCCTATTTATAGGAGTACTACTTCTTAGTTAACTCATGGAGTAAACTTTTTATTTCATCTAATTCATTTCTTAATCTGTTTATTTCCTCTCTTTGAGAATCAACAGCATTTATTTTATTCAATCTGTGCTTATATTCTGAATCATTACAATTCACAATAGCACCAGTGTTTTCATCCCGATATAAACCAGGATATCCTTGAACTTTGATCATTTAACAGCAATAGTACGAAGATCCTTAATTTTAACTGGGTATGCTTGATTACTGGAAGACATAACAATTTTAATTACATATCCAGTAAACTCTCCAAGATTTTCTGCGGAGAACTGATATTCTTTATACTCACCATCTAAACTTGGTGGAACGAGTGCATCAGGTAAACCACTATTCTTAGATTCATCTACTACTTGATTACCAAAACCATCTCCAGTTGTATCCTTAAGATTATCATAGCCAGGGAATAATTCAAACTCTTGTAATATACCCATAGAATCAGGTCTTTCTAGAGAATAAAGAACTCTAAAGTCAGCACTAGAATCTCTATATGCACTAACAATTACTTTTAATGAATCAGCAGCCTTGTTAATCTTAACTAACTGAGAGACATAAACTGCAGCATGAGGATCATTATCATGAGACTTAACCTCAGCATTAGTAGCATAATCTGATACTGGTTTGTCTATCATATTTGTTCCAAATTGTGTATAAGCAACATCTGTATAGATTATTGGAGATACATTTTGGTTTTGAGTAGATAATGTTATACCTGTAGTAAATGATTTATTCCTTTCAATATTACCTAAGTAAGTGGTTTCATTTATCTGAGAACATACAAGTCTTGGACTGTTCAAAGTATTAAGATTATTAAGTTCTACAGGTTGGAATCCCTTATCTTGGAATGAAACTTCATTACCATCAACACTAGTTCCTGTTACAGTTCTAATAGATCCTTTAACACTAGTCAAAGGTGATGGTGTAACAATATTATAACAAGGAGTTAATTGCTCAAACTGTATGTTTCTACTTGCTTTAGCATCTTCACCACCAGCAAAACCAGTATCTGTAAATGATAACTCTGGGTTAGCAACTGCATCAGCACTTCTATCTTTACCACCACTTGTTGTGTTAAATCCAACATAGTAAGAATTTAGTCCAATATCTATTGGAGAAATTTGATGGTTAGTATTGATTCTTCTTAAAGAAACACCATTTAACTCATATTTTTCTACATGATCACCAGAACTATATGGTGTTGTTATAGTGGAATCTACACCACGAACAAGGTCACCTAAAGTTCCATTTCCTACTGATCTGTATCCAATAATTTCATCTTGAATTCTTACATAACCAGTACTTCCAACACCAATAGGTGCTCCTTCAAAAGTAGAGAATCCAACAGTAGATCCAACACTAATAGTTGATGCATTTACTGCTAAATCAAGTGAAAGAGTTGATTTCTCACTATTACCAGCAATATCCAATAATTGTAATTGGTTATTTGTGGCATGCATACCATGATCAAATTGGTTGACTAAGAAATGCTTACCATCATATGGTGCACCATCAACCACTAAGTCTGAAGTAAAGACTGGGCCACTACCAGTAGAAGCATTTTGTATAACTCCACTTACAGGATCAACATATCTAAAGTCTTCAGTGTCTTTAAATGATCCTGTAGCAGATGTTCCTTGAATACCAGAGAGATATAATGTATCAAGACCGCTATTCTCAACAACAGTTAATAAAGCACCAGCACCAACATCTCCAGCAACATCAGCAGTTACAATACCTACAACATCACCAACTTTGTAACCTTTTGCTGCACCAGCAGTTGTAAATCCAGTGATTGTTCCATTTACATCTACACTATTAATTTTAATCTTAAATCCTTCACCATTACCTATTACATTAAAGGTACTAACATCAGTGGTAGTATTATTATATCCTGATCCACCAGATGTGAGAGATGCGTTAGTTACTGATGCACCAGTTCCGACAATGTACGCATGAACAGCATTATTTGTAGATCCTACAATTTTTGTTCCTGGTACAAACGTTGTGAGTCCAGAATGTCCAGATGGAAGATTAGTAATACTAATTTTACCTGATTTAGCAATTGTAGTAATTGGATTATCATCAAGTACAGGTACATATCCATTACTTTCAGCCAAGGTTGGGTTAGAGAAGTATGCAGTTCCTGAAGAAGGTTTGAATCTTGCTTTATATAATTTCATCTTCATATCTTCCATCTGGCTTGCAGTCCAAATAGATCCGTTCTGTGATTTGAAGAGACTACCCAATGCCCATTGTTGAGTATAGATTATGGTTTTACCACCATCACCACCACCCACAACTTTTTCACCCATGCGAGCACACCAAACTTCATACTGATCAGTAGTTTCTGCAAGAAGAACTACTGCATATTCTCCTCCAGCCTCTAAGTAAATTGGTTCTTTAAATACAACATGAGTTGCAACTGAACTATCGTTTGATGTTGTTATATCATCTGGATACAATACTTCACCAGCATTAAGACTGATTAGAGTTGGAGTTCCTAACTCCATAGTTCTTATCTGAACAATACATGGATTACTCTGTCCTGTTGATGGTTTAGTACCAAAGAATAAATCTACAGCAGTTAAGAAAGCACCATGCTGATCATCATCTAAATTAACATTAGCACTCTGTACTGTAGATGCATCAGGTACAGGTATGTTAGCAGCAACAATGAATGATTGTGCTAATGGATCACCGTTATCTTCTTCCCATCTTCTTGTAATAGTGGTAATTGAAGTTCTAATAGTTGTAACAGTTGTCTGAAGTTGTATTTCACGGAATTGACCTTGAGATCTAAAATTAGTTTCTGCTGAAGAAATTAATTTACTTCCTTTTAATGGTTTTTTGTTTTGCTTATCTTGAGTTAATCTGTAAGATTTTCTACCACTTCTAATTACAACACTAGGTTGTGGATCTTTATTAGGATCTCTTAAGAACCAAGATCCTTTCAAATCACCATGATTATCAGTAACCAATCTCAAATCCTTAACGTAAGAAACTGCACCACTTGTTTGACCAACTAATTTTGCACCTTTAACAACATAACCACTGTATAGTCCTTGTGCTTTTGCAGCTAATCCTTTAACGTCAACATTTAGTACCTTAGAAGAACTTGTATAATTTGCTTGCATTCCTTCTGCAGGTTTATATGGAAGATATGAATAGGTAGTTTTTGGATTATTGTATGGGCCTGTTTTATGATCAGATTTAGCAACTCTGAAACTAATAATCTTCTTACCATTAATATAACCATTTACAGTCTCCCCAATTTGGAATACTCCAACAGATCCATAATTATCTAAACTCTTATCATTTGCTATTTCCAATAACTTTGGAATAAAGTCAACACCACTTTGACCATCAAAGAATTGATAATGTCTTTGTGTTGGTTTTAGAAGTGAAGCATCAAACGCAGTGTTTCTAGATCTCATGAATCTATCATCACCAGTATCTAATATAACGTCTTTTGACTCAGTAGTTGTTCTAGTTTCTGTTCTTCTACTTGTTGATTGACCTCTAAAATCAAAACTTCCATTAGGTCTATTACTTCCAATATTTCTTCCATTAACAATGTTTTTAACTACAGTTTTCTTCCTGTTCTGTGTTGCTTTGAGAGTTGTATCATTTAATCTAATAGTTCTGACCCAACTATCGCTTGCTGGAGTTAATTCAACAACACCATCAAATGCAATAACATGGAATGGGTTAACATTTTCTACTCTAGTTGCAAGAGGTTGATTTATCCATTCAACTGAATCATAGTCTAAAAGAACTGAATTTCCACGCTTTACAACATTTGAATCTAAAAGATCATAATCTTGTGATGTATCTAATTCACTATCAACTGTATTTGTAGAAGGCATCAAAGAACTTTCAAGACTATTCTGACCAATAATAGGTCTTATTGCTTGTGCAGTTCGATCAACACTTATAGCAGAATAATCAAGATCAATAAGATCATTATTCTTAAAATCATCTACGAAGAATCCACTCTTAAATCTATCATTACCTTGAGCATCTTGAACCTTTAATGCTTCTGTACTTACTTCAAGTAATGATAATGTGGTTACCCTCTCCAAATTCTCAATTCTATCTTCTAGAGCACCAATGTCTCTCATAGTATATCTCTTATTGTCAGTCAAATACATTTCTGCATCATCTGGATCAAAAAGATATGGTGGTAAGACTATTGTAGCTAACTCCATTGAGTTATTATCAGATGCAGGAGGAAGTGGGGTTCTTGCAGAAGTTCCTTCTTGAAGAGATAATACACCATACTTGTTAATGAATAGTTTATCTACTCTACCAAGATAATACTCATATCCTAGAAGAGAAGTCTCACCAGATGCTAATAAGAATTTTGGTGTGGTATTAAATTGAGTTGTTCTAGAATCAAAAGCAAATGGAGATACTGTATTGCTAGTAAAATCTGGTACTCTAGGTCTGAAATCAAGAGTATCTGTTGCTCTTACATTATTATCACCAATATCAGGAATATCCTCACTGAAACGTGCTTTATCGTAACTCAATACAGTAAATGCATCTCCCTTATCACTCTCAGGGACAACGTACTTATCAAATACAATTAATAATCTTCTAGACGGTATTGAAGAATTTGTTTTTCTAACAAGTCTTGAATAATCGTAGAATTGATCTCTTTGGCCTTTATCTAAGGTAAATGATTTTGTAATATTCTGATATTTTCCATCTGTTTCTACAGTATTAATTCCTTCTACAGTAGTAGTAATATTAGACTCATCAAATTTAACAGTTTCATTTAATTCAAATACTCTATCATTTAGATATACAACACCTAATTTATTAGCTCCACCTGAAGATGGTGTAGATGCATTGTTTGTAACTACTCTAGCAATTGCATTAGAAGTTTGACCTATAATATGCTCACCAATAATAGCATTTGATGCAACAGCTGCGGTAGCACCGAAAACTATATTATCAAAGGTTGGTTGTGTTTCATCACTTGACTCATAAACAGATATAACTTTGACTACATCAGGTACATTTAAAGATATTTCCTGATCTTGAACTCTTAAACCATATGCATTTGGATTATATGTTAATCCATCTTGAATACCAGTACCAATACCAGACTGCTGTAATTTAGATAAAGTTACCTCAACAATATTACTCTTAACATAATTCTTAACTTTACTTTGAATACCTTGTTTGACTGCAGTTACGTTAGCAACAGTATTAGAGTCACTAGCATTTAATCCTGTAATTACAACTTCAGATCCACCACTATTCAAACTAAAGTTACTACCAGTTACTGATCCAACTCCAGAAGTAGATCCATAATGAATAGAATATCTACTTGCAGCATAAGAATCAAAGAATGCTGTAGTAATTCCATTTCCACCACCATCTTTAACACCTGGTGTTCCTGATATAGTAAGAGTTGTTGTAGAAGATGCAATACCTTCACCAGTAATTTGTGCAGCAATTGTCAGTGTAGATGAAGTAAGATCGACAGATGCAATATTAGTATCTGGTAGTACTGTATATAATGAACCCTGTTCAGCTTCTCTAATAGATGGTGCACCAATGGATACATTTACAGTTCCACTTGTATTGATAGGTGTTCCAGAAAATATTCCAGCAACACTTGTACCTAAAGCACCAAGAGTTAGTGCAGTACCATCACCAGAAATAGCGTCAACATTTGCAAATATCTCATCACCATCACCTTGTGAATATCTAATTACTGTATTTGTTGTGATACCAGTAAATACTCCACCTGGTGATCTTAGTGTTGTTCCAGAGTTGGTTACGATTCCAACTGTTACTCCATTAGGTAGAGGAAATTTTTCTAAAAATGTAGTTGCGGTAAAGTCTTGTGCATAAACACCTGATGCAGTTTGTTTAATAGACTTAACATCTTTAATACCAAATGCTTTTACAGCGACTGTTTGTATTGATAAAGAATTACCTTGAATAATAAGTGGTTCATTTGCTAGGAATCTACCAGATGTTTGTTCTACAAAAAGATCATTTCCTGTTCCACTAGTACCACCATTACCAGCTCCACTGGGGTTCCATACATAACCAGTCGCACCACTATTTGCACCTTTTACATGATAAGAATGTAACACTTCTGTTGATGAAAGTGATCTATTTAATGATAATCTAGTAAATGTTTGAACATCATATAGATATAAATTCCATTTTGATGCAGCACCTTGATATTCGTTATTAGCTAAGTTAAAAGAATATACCCTTGCTCTACCTATTTTTAAAGTTGATGCAGAATAACCATTATATAAAGAAATTTCTCTTCTATACTGAGGTTGACCTGCTACATTATTAACTTGCAACCTATTTCCCATTGTAAATGGAACACTAGTAGCATCTACAGTTTCAGTATCTCTTGGTTTATTAGCATCTATAATAGTTGTATTATCTGTATCAATATCATAACCTTTAACATATGCTGTTCCTCCACCGATCTTTATACACATTAAATCGTCTGAAGGTTCTGCTCCTTGCTCAGTTTGCTCATCAGAGAAGAATAATCCACCATTTCCCATTCTGTTGTTTAATGAATTATCAACACTTATATCAAATGGACTTAAAGTATAATTTCCAGACTCTTCAAATGTTCTTTCAGCAATATAATCTTTAATTATATTGTAATTATTTTTAGTCGTTATCTTTCTAGTTTCACCCTCAACAACCTTTACGATTTCAACAAAATCAGAATCATCATAGTCATCTGTTGCCTTTTTGGTAAGAGTTAATCCAATTTTAAATCTATCAGAACCAGGAGCAGCATAGTTAGTAAATCCTTGTGCGTTATCATATAATGAAGGATCATCTTTTGCACCAATTATATTTTCATCAATTTTTAAACCAACTCTATATGATGGTGTATTTGTATAATGATCTAAAATTATTGTTTGCTTAGTTACGTTAACAAAAGTTCCTCTAATAAAGAATACACCATCATTTACAGAACACGCAGATCCCACGGCTGTTGCATCTTGAGATATCAAGGTTGCTACTTCTTGTCCTGTAGAAATAGTAGTATTACCATAAACTATATTTTCTCTTGCTATTAGTGATTCACCATCTGTAAACACTTCAGTTGCGAAGTCTTCAGGACTAGAATCTATGTATTTTACATATATTGTTAGATCAGTTACATTAACACCATCAGGTAATACAACTTTTTGTACAGTTCCAGTTACTCCTGAAGTTCTACCTTCTAAAACTTTACCTACAAGTTGATCAGCATATATTGAAACATCAATTCCAAACTGTAAAGGGCTCAATTTTACAGAATTGTACTGATAATCAACAGTGATTCCACCTGGAATTACAATCGACCCTTCTTTAAATATATGACTACCAAATTGTTCAACCTGATTTTGTAAAATAGATTGAAGTGTTGTTAATTCTCTAGCTTGGACTGGAAATCCTGGCTTGAATAAAACCTTGTAAAAATTCTTACTAGGATCAAAATCGTCATAGTAAGGGCTAATGTTTAAATCTTTCTTTTGAGCCATGATTTTTTAGAATTCCAGTATAATTTTAATGTCTTCTTTTTGTCTACTATCCCTAGTAACTGATTTGCGATTGTCGATGTAAATTACATCACCTGTCGTTTTATTTATCTCTGGATCGGCAAGACCACTTGTGAAATAAACACCTAAGTCTATTTCTCTACTACCATCAGTATAAGTGTTTCCAGTAAATGCAATAGCAGGGGAAGTATCAGATGGGCCACCAGCAGCAAAACTAATACTATTAGATGTGGCTTCAAATCCTAAAACTTTTGCATCTGTACTAATACCAATATAATCAGTTTGATCAGTATTATTTCCATAATATAAAGATCTATCCTGATAATATTTTAAAACATTAGTTTGTTTATCAAATGAAGCAACATATGCACGAGCAACATCACCATCAGTACGTGTCTGTGATATAGAACTACCAATAGAAATAGAACTACCATCAAAGGAATCAGCAAACTTAATTGCACCTAAAGATGAGTATTGACTACCAGTAAATACTGTACTCTTAGATGAGAATGTAGATGGATTTTTTACAATCCCTACTTGAGAAAAAGTAGTATCTGTTGGAAAGTCTCTTGTAGAATCATCAAATCTTGCATAAATTAAAACTCTATCTGCACCCAATTCTTTATAAACATCATACCCATGCCCTCTAGAAGGAGGTATAATTGGTATAAGTTTTGCAAAAGTACTTGGAGCAGTACCAGTTGGTTGAAGTAAACCTAAATCAACAATACCATAAGTATATCCACTTCCACCTGCAGTCACAGTCACTGATTGAATAATACCACCAACAGTTTGTACAGATGCTTTTGCACCAGCACCATCACCAAGAATATCTACTGAAAATGTTCCATTATTATATCCAGCACCTGGATTTTCAATATAAACCTGTTTGATTTGGTTAAAGTTAACATCAGAATCAGCAGCTTCTCTAACATTTTGAATTTGAGAGTTTGTAGAAGTAGACCAGTCATTAGGAACTACAATATACTCTGTAGAATCAAATTTTATAATATCACTAGGTGATATTGAGAATAAGAACTTCCAAACATATCCATCACCACTTGTTCCAGCAGCAGATGGTTCTAAATCTGTAAATGTTGGTTCATCCTTTGATTTACCACCACCAGCCGTCGTAGAACCTGGTGCACCATAAGAACCATTACTTAGACAAATGTAAACATTGAAATCACTGTTAACAACATAATAATTAGCATCATATAATCTAGCAGTTTTTGATACAGGAGAGGGATTACTAATACTGTAATCCTGTCTGTACATATCATAAGAAGTATTTGAAGTCCATTGAACTTTTCTTATAACTCTTCTTATATTATTAGCATTTATTTTTTGACCAAATAGTGAAGTGCTTCTATATTGTGCTTCGTACGAGAGATTATCCGTTGGTAATAAAGGTGCAGAACTATCCCAAGTGCTAGTTCTACCAAATCCAGGATTTGGAGTAGCGGGATTGCTCAGTCCTAAAAAAACATAATAGGAGTTATTAGTATCAAGTACAGACTCTACAAAATTACTTGCATTAAATATTCTAAATTGATCTGTTACGACGGCAGACATATTAATTTTGTTTTTTTATAATAGATATTTATAAGAGTTTATTAAGATGTTGGATCGACAGCCCCAGTATCTCTAAAACCTTCCATCCTTCTCTGAATTGTTGGGAAGGTGGTTAAACCAGAATTAATGGTGAGACCACTAACACCGATTGCTATTGGATTCGCAGTATTTCTACCAAGTGCTCCACTCAATCTACCCATTGAGAAGTTTCCTGCTGGATTATTTTCCCATGCTCCTGTAGTACTTAACCCAGTATGCACAGTATCAGATTTAACGTTACAGATTATAATTGTTTCTGTACCACTATATCCTCCATGGTTACCACTAATGTTATAAACATTGTCTAGGAATTGAGTTCCTATACCAATTACTTCAGTATCCGAATCATAGATTGATGTTACACCATTTCCAATTTGTGTATTGAAAACACTTATTGGACGACCATCTTGTAATATAGAAAGTCCACCAGCAGAACGGATACTAAACATCAATGCTAAACCAGTTGATGATCCTGCTTTGGTAGTTGTACCAATTCCAGTGATAGATCCAGAAATGGCCTGAACTGAAGTAATGTTACTTACCAATTCAGTCTTAAATGGTGGGAATGATACTATAACTTTAGGTGGATTTGTACTTGTATAACCAGAACCAACAGTCACTGGTGAAGTAAGTATTACGGTTCCACCAGCACCAATAACTGTATTTCCAGTAGCAGTTGTTCCACCACCAACAGGTGCAGCAACTTGAATTGTAGGAGCACTATTATATCCAAGACCACCATCTACAATAGTAAATCCTGATACTTGACCAGAACTATTAACTGTAGCAGTTAGAGATGCAGCACGAGGTTCTGCAATAGAATTATCTACAACAAATCCACCAATAGGTTTAGTAGGAAGATCTCCTTCATAATTAAAGATTGATGCATCATCAACAAATATCTCAGAAGATTCTGTAGAAGATAGATCTCTAATAATCTTAGATGTTGGGAAGATGAATGGTTCTGTTATTCCTCTTGCCTTAGAAACAATTTGACCACCAATAGTCTTATCAACTTTTTGTTTAGTCCAACTAAACTGCTTTGTTTCACTAGTAATTCCTGGCCCAGTGTAGAAACTAGTTTCTATTCTATCTGAGTCAACAATTGCTTCGATTGTTCTTTCTGTTTGATCTTCTTTGGTTGTATCTATCTTTAATAATTCAAGATTATCACCAGGTTTTATTGACTCTACAATATCACTGACTAATACAGTATCTGCACCATCAGTTCCACGATAGAAGAATATACTTACATCATCAGTATCTCTAGGTGGTTCACTAAAGACGAATGATGTTCCTCCATTAAACTCATAACCAACTCCTGGCTCTTGGATTGCACCATTAACGATAATTAACAACGCATTTGATAGATTCATTTCAGGGAATGCTGGTGTATCTTCAGATTCAAATGCTAATAATTCACCATCATATCTTAATTCAAATCTTACTCTAGCACCATCTTGCTGATCCTTAATAGAATCAATATAATCAAATTGACCAAACTGCCATGCTGAGAACTCGTCACTTCTAACTTCAACTGCATCAAATATTGCAGGAGTTATTATTTCTTGTAAATTAGAATCTGTAACTAAACCAACAGGTGTAAACTTATCACCTCTTCTAAATCCATAACCACTTCTAGTAATCCTCCAATCAGTCACTTCACCATAAGGTAAATCTTGGAAAGTTGTTATTCCAACAAATACTTTAATAGTATCAGTATCTACAATTTCCTGAATAGCGATACTCTGTCCTGAAACTGGATCAGTTGAACGTGGATAGTCATGTTCACTATTAAAGTTATCTCTACCACATGTAAAGGTTAATGAATCATCGGCAATTGTAATAGTATTAGCAAGTGATAAACCATGATTAGTAGTAAATGATAATTCAAGAATACCTGTTGATGGAATATATCCTGCATCATTAACAGTTAGAGTTCCACCAATACTTCTTGTTACAGAGTTAATACCAGCACTTACAAATCTATGCTCATCACCACGTGGACGTTGACCCATACCAATGTTAAGTAGTAGACCTGTTCCAGTATCTGTAGTTGGCCCATCACCTAATCTGGATACACCAATAACTCCAAGATCTTGATATGCAGGTTCTGGAATAATCAAATTAGGATTGATATAGTTTGTACCAGCAGCACCGACACTAAAGTCTAATCTTGCACCAGTTCCATATGGTGATTTACCTACATTAACTGTAAATTTGTTTGCAGCAAATACTTGCTCAACACCAACAATTTTATTATGCTTAGGATCTTTCTTAGGTCTAGGGTAAGGATGAAGATCAAGGAAATTATTCTTAGCACATGTAAATGTTAAACCACCAGTTACGAATCCAACAGTATTGTTTGCTTTCTGAATACCACTTGCAGCTGCAGATACGAATACATGTGCTGATGTATTTGTAGATGGTGCTCTCTTAAGTGATTGAATTTGGAAAGTACTTCCAGATGCATTAGAAATTGGAATCCACTCATTATGGATAGGATCACCTGGTCTAGGATAAGTATGCTGTGTCTGATTATTATCATAACCACATGTAAAGGTTAAAGAATTCTCTTCAATCTTAATTAAGTCTCCATTTGACCATCCATGAGGAGTTACAGTCTCAATTTGTACAATACCTGTAGTTGGGTTGTAAGTAGTACCTGCTTTTGCTGTATTGATTCCTGATTGTGTGAAACTATGACTTGTTGTAGTTGTTACAGTTAGAATTCCACTTCTAGGATCGTATTCTGTACCAGTAGTTGCGGTAAATGGGCCACCTGCATTTGCAGTTATAGATCCTACACCAGCAGTTATAAATCTATGTTTGTTATAGTCTACTATTTCTGCATTTACTACACCACCAGTACCAACACTAGATCCAACAAATGCTTCAAATGATGTTGAATCATTATTGAACGCATCAGTACATATACCAACCACTGGGTCTGAAGAACGTGGATATGGATGTAATGTTCTAAAGTTATCCTTAGCACAAGTGAATACAAGAGATTCTGTCTTAATTCCTATCCTACTATTGTTAGCATTGATAGCAGTCATACCTGCATCACCAACCACAACCTTCAATATACCACTTCCACCCTCATAAGAAGAATCAAGAACATCGAGAGTTGAGTTTGTTGTTATTCCAACAAATATACTGAATGAAGTAGGCCCAGTTGTACCAACACCAACAACCTTACTGTATGATCTATTGATAGGATCTTTTCCTAATCTTGGATATGTGTGAATAGAATGATTATTGTCTCTACCACATGTAAATGCTAATGAATCGGTCTTAATTCCAACTTCATCAACTGACTTCATTAATGGTGCAGATGCTGCTACAAATGTATGAATTCCTGCATTTATATCTCCTGCAGGGCCAACATAAACAGCGAATGTATTAACACCTACTTGTTCAATAGGCATCCAGTGACTTCCAGTTTCATCCTTATCAGCAGAACTCTTTCTTGGATAATAATGACTTGTTGCATGATTATCAAGAGCACATGTAAATTCTAGAGAAGTTTCTGCAATACCAACATATTCTCCAGTCTGCCAACCATGACCAGTAATGGTGAAATTCATATATCCAGTTGTTCCATTAAAATCAACATCACCGATTGTATGAGTGGTTGATCCTTTGAAATTATGAGATGATACAAAGAATGTAACGATACCTACTTTAGGTTCGTACTCTGCATATGGACTAGCAATAGTAGTAGTTACATTAGGTGATGAACCTACGTTTAATTCAACTGTAGTTGCAGTAGGAACAGTAACTGAAGTATTGACTCCAGCAATAGGATCTGATGCACGAGGATATGCATGTTCTGTAGCAAAATTATCTCTACCACATTTAAAGGTTAATGAACCATTATCAAATCTGATTTGCTGACCACCAGTAATTCCGTGAGCAGATGCAAAGGTTACTTGTAATACACCAGTAGATCCTGTATATGCTGCTCCGACAGGTGTTAATTTACCACCACCAGAAACTTTAGTAATAGAATCAGTAACACCACTTACAAATTCATGTACATAATCACCACCACTGAATACTGCGTTTGCAAGATCACTAGAACCACTTACAAATGAATGTGCATAATCACCACCAATTTCTATAGCACTACTTGCAGCACTTACAAACTTATGCTCATAAGGTGTATCAGTAATTCCTATAGAAATATTACCAGCATAAGCAGAACCATATGTTGCATCACCATACCATGGTAGTGCATAACCTCTACCAAGATATCGGTGAGGTATAGAGTTAACACCAACATTAGTAGTAAATCTATATCTTGGTAATTTACCAACATCCAATGTAATTGTGCTTGTAGTTACTGATGTTACACCAATAACTGATCCATCTCCTGCAGGATCTCCAAGACGTGGATAAGGATGAATAGTTGCATAGTTATCTTGAGAACATCTCCAGTCTAATGATTCTGTCTTAAGTCCAACAGTCTCACCTATCATCTTCAAGATACCATCAGATGCTGCAGATACAAATGTATGTGCATATTGATCTTCAGCAGCTGCAGCACCAACATATACAGTAAATGTGTTTACAGTATAAGCATGAACTGCTAACCACTTATGATGAGCAGGATCATTTGGTCTAGGATATGAATGTTCTGTAGCATTACCATCTTTTGTGCAAGTATATGTTAGAGAATGATCTTTTATTTGTACTCTCATTCCAGTAACAAGACCATGACCATTACTTGTGATTACTAGTCTTCCAGTTGATTGTGTATAAACTGCATTAGTTGCTGTTAGTGGAGTTGCAGCAGAGTACCCATGGCCTGACCCTATAGTCAATTCTACCTGTCCAGTGCTTGGAATATACGTTGCATCAGTAACGTCTCTCTCACGGGCAGGAGAAGTACCTACAGGGACTTCAATAGTTGTTGCATTTGGTACTGTTGCAGTTAATGTTTGTCCAAATGCAGGGTCAGTAGCACGAGGATATTTGTGCTCTGTTTGGAAGTTATCTCTAGAACATTTGAAACTTAATGAAGCATTAGCAATAGTTACATTTCCACCACCAGAAACACCGTGTGCACCAGCGAATGTAAGAGTTAGAACTCCTGTATTAGCATCATAATCTCCACCATTTGGAGTTAAACTACCGTTTATTGCATTAGTATCAGCAGAAACAAATGTATGCTTATAATCACCACCTGAATAAAGAGCACTAGTTGCAGTACCTACAAATTGATGAGTATAATCTCTTTCATCAACATTGAAAATTGTATAGTCTTCACTGTAACTTGTTAAACCTACAGGATACTTAGGATAAGTTGAAGTTGTTATACCAGAGAATCCACTTCTAACTAACACTGCACCAGTTCCTACACCTACAAATCTGTGTAGAGAATCTGTACCAACACCAACATTAATGGTTATTGACTCAGCAGTTCTTTCAATAATAGTTGTATTGATTCCTGCAATAGGATCTGTAGCATGGCGAGGATATGAATGATAAGAAGCATAGTTATCTTGTGAACATGTGAATGTTAATGAATCAGTTGCAATACCAACACTCTGTCCAACTCCTAAAGCATTAGGGCCAATTATTAATGTTAAATTACCATTACCTGCATCATAAGTTGCATCATCTACATCATAATCATCAGCACAAGTAAATCCTAAACCAACTAATTTAACCTGTTTAATAATTCCAGATTCAAAGTAAGTAGGATAAGTTGTAGTAATCTCTAATTCACCAGTAACATTATCATAATCTGCAGCTGCAATTGGGTTCTTAACTGATGCAACAGTTGGGAATCCAACAATATTAGTAATACTACCTTCTGCATCAGTTTCAACATATGCTTTTGCTGGTACTGGAACAGCATATCCTAATCCTGGTGTAGAACCAAGAGAAACTAACATACCACCTCTTGGTAGTTGGTTTTGATTTATATCTTGAGGATCAATAAAGATATCTCCTGTAGCAGATGCTATACCTGTGAAAATAATACTACTAATTCCAGATACAGTATCTTCTATAATGCTAAAGTTATTATCAGGGTTATTTGCAGTAGATGGTTTCTGGAATATATTGCTAAGAGTTAATAATCCACTACCACCAGTACTTCCTAGACCAACAGTATTTGCACCACCAACTTTCAATGTAAATTGACTATCAAGTCCAGTAAATTGATCTGTTATATCATCATATACTTGGTTAGTATCATAATCATTTCTTAAGAACGTACGTCCAGTAAATGATGATGTTGGGAATTCTAAATTATTTCTAGTTTTTTCTGCCTGAGGGTTTCCTTTAGGTGATTCAGTAAAGAATATTTCCTTACCAACAATGTTATATGAACCTCTATAAACTTGAACAGTTGCAGTATTTGAATGAGTAGCAGGTGTTGAACCAACAAATGATCTTTCAACTTGAATAAGAGATGTTGTTCCAATTCCAGTAATAGGGCCTTCTACATCATCACCTATTCCAAGATTAACAATCTTCATATATTCATCATCAATCCTTACAATATCATCAGGGCCAAGAGATGAAATACCACTAAGTGAGAAGGTTGTTGCAGTAGTACCTATACCCAATGTACCAGCACCATCAATATTTTCAATATTGTTCTGCAAAGTAAATGCAATTGGATTAAATGCTAATGGAGATTGTATTAAATTATCAATAGTAATAACTGCCTTTGTATTAGAAACCGCCATTTGGAATTCATGTGCGTTTCCTGTACCAACACCGACAAATGTAACACCAGTACCAGCAAGTGCTAATGTTTTAGAAGTTGCTATAAAGAATGAATCACTACCCTCTCTAATAGCAAACACAGGACTTGTTAGTGAATTAATACCACCGCCACCATCTTGGTATTGCATTGGAGTAGATCCAACACCAACAAATGTTGAATTTGGTTTGTATATTAACTCTTCTCCCGTTCTAAAGAAGTGATCAGTAATATTAAATCTACCAGAAGTAAGATCAACAGTTTCTGAGACAGCAGGGTTAAATGACTTAGCAAAAATTGGAGTTGCGTTGGAAGTTAATGTGAAGTTCTTTCTATTAATTCTATCGCCATTGATTGCATTGTAGAAGAATAGTTTAAGATTCTCTCTTCCACTACCAAATTCAAGAGGTTCTGTAAGTTCTTCATTAAGTGTGTCTAATGGGCCATACATACAAAGATTTAATGAAGCTACCTGAATTTCAGTGCTTGCATATGCAGAATCTGGAATAAACTCAAGTTGGAATTGATTACCATTGAATTTACCATTGAAAGATCCTAATCCTGATAAACTATCTGAGACAGATGTACTTCCTACAGATATGAATGGGGATGGTTGAGTATAAACATCACCTTGATCATGCATAGTATAAACTTGATGCAATGCTCTGGTTGATCCAGCACTAACTTCAACAACAGATCTAACTGCATTGAAATCTGTCTGAAGAATTGAGAATACAGTTGTTGTTCCAGCACCAATAGAATAATCAGACTGATAAAGAGCAGTTTGCTCAGATCCTGGAGGTTGGCCAGGTGCTAGGTATCTGTAAGTTCCAACTCCAACAGCTGTTGAACCGAATCCAACTATTCTAGTCTTAAGTTCTATCTTATCTGTTGAATTATTATGATAATCAACGAATAATTCATTTCCATGACCAGAATCTGTTGTGAATCCTACTACAAATTCACCCATTAAGATATCTGAGTACATTCCAACATCAGAATGAGTATCAACAAAATATTCAGAAGTATATGTATTTTCACCATCATGAGTAACATATAGTTCTACATAATTTTGCTCATTTGTTGTTTGATTTAGTAGATGGTTCTGTAAATGTAGTGAATGATATTTTTCTGAACTTAAACCAATAACTCTAGTAGTTGTTATTCCTGATGAAACAGTGGTAGCAATACCAACAGAACCAGTTATATTAACAAATCCTACACCAAATGTACCAACACCTGTTTGATCATTAAAGTTTTGTCTAACTACCTTGAGATCATAGTCTGTATTATATGCATCAGGTAAAGGAGTAAATCTAAGGTAAGTATCTCCAAGAGAATCTTCAAAGACTGCAAAACTACCAATAGATGTTTCATCATCTAATTTTTGTTTTTGTAATAGAACAGATTCTGTTCCAAAATTACTCATTAATATTAAATCTGCAGTTTGAACATCAGATTGATCTACATTTGTAACCCTAACAAATAAACTTTCAAAAGGAGAAACACTTGAATTGTCTATCTTAAATAGATTTAAAAATTCACTAGGATCACCATCTAAGTTTGAAAACTGACTATTAATGTCGTCTATTATCAAAACTTGATTACTCTTTGCAAGTAAATATGATGATAATCTCTTATTATCAATTTGAACAAATTTAGATGCTTTACCAGTTAAAGCTATAATTGATTCTCTATTAGTCGTATTATATTCTAAGTCAACTGCAGTAGCGTAATTATAAAGTGTATCTACTCTTTCATCACCTATTATATCAAGGATAGAGAGTGATTGATCTTCACTACCAATTCCAACTAATGCTGTTGTAGATGTTATTCCAGTGTCTGCAAAGTTCTTAAGACCTGCAGTATGAAGTAATCCATTTACTGGACTTCTTAATGTACTATATTCTTGACTACTCTTGACTGTATATGAAAGATTCTGGAAGTAATCATTATCAGGAAGTACCTGATTATCTAAATTTAATTTTCCAATATCATCAGTCCAACCAATATCCTTCTTAACTGCATAACTTACATCAAATCTTCCTTCGTTTTCAGTAATGCTAACAACATTTGCTATTGTTCCAGATTCCTTTCCAATAATAACTTCACCAGGACTTAATTCATAAGTTCCAGAAATTTTAACAAAATCAGGATTATCTGCATCAACTTTATTTTCGGTAATGTATAAATCTCTAGGAACATCGTTACTTATTATTTGTTCACCAACAATAAATTGAGATGGGAATTGATCAACTGAGAATGTTGGATAATCCTTTCTATTAATGATAACTGCAAGAGATCCTTGGTCAGTAACAGCAACACCACAATTTGTTGAATACTCAGATGCATCAACAACAACTGCATCACTTGCACCTGATAAGTATGCTATAACTTTAGGGAATCTATAACCAATATCTTTAGAGTTAAATCCAGTACCACCATGAGCATCTTCTTTGATTATATTCTCTATAAAGACTTCATCACCAACTTTAAATGGTTGTTCAGCATATCCTGCTGATGGAGTTGTTATATGACATGTAAATATTCCACTATTGTTACTACCAACTGTTTGAATACCAATACCATTAGTATTATTGACTGTAAACAATTCTACTTGTGTTTCTGGTAATCCAGATGGAGACACAACTACATCAACATTTGATACTGCAGGCCCTGCTAATGATGCTCTTAATAAACCAGCTTCAATTCTTTTTCTTGTAGTTGGATGTACAATGTGTACATTTGGAGCAGATAGATATCCACCACCACCATTAGTAACAGTAACTACACCTATTGTATTTGAGTTTTCAACAACAATTAAAGGTGAAATAAATGCATTTGGTTTTAAAGTCTTATCTGATGAATATTCAAATCCTTCGTTAATTATTCTTACTTGGTTTGCATTACCAATTGATTTTGAGGAAGGAATAACATATGCACCTGTTCCTGAAGTATTATCAATACCACTGAAATTAGGTAATCTCTTATATCCAAATCCACTAAAGTTAATATCTGCTTTATGAATACCACCACGTGCTGTTGGAGATGTTGTGGTATATTTTAAAGAACCTTCAGTTGATGCATAAGATAATCTCTCTGGAACTCGTTTTAGAGTTATATCAAATGTTGTAGATCCTGTAGCAATAACATTATATCTGTTGTTATATAAACTATCTGAGAAATTGATTAATGAATGACTTTCAACAGAAGTATCTGCTGTAGTAATACCTCCACTATTTTCTAAGTTATAATACAACTTAGATGGAAGCATAGTATCATAATTTAGAGTTCTATTTGCAATAGTACCAATACCAGCTGTTCCAAGACCTGTTATACTAAACTGAGTTGCACCTGTGAATCCAGTAGAAACAAATTCATTATTAAACTGATTATCATAATAGAATTTAAGTTCATATCCTGTTAAAGAAGGGTCAACTATATCAAACACAAAATCACTATTCCCAACAACGAATAGAGATGGATTTACCAATGAAAGAGATTGTGTTCCAATTCCAGTACCAGATATTTCAGTTGTAATAGGAGGATTGGTATAAGCATCTTTAGAAGTTGCAGATAATTTTATAATATCATCATCAACCCTGTATACAAAGTAACTACCAGTATGCAATCCAGTGGAAACACCATAAGGAGCCTCATAGAAAACTTTATCTCCTGTTTTTAATCCATGCTCATTTAATGTTATTTCATCTTTTGTTGTATTGACTGCAAGAGGATCAAAATCAATAGGATTAATTAAAATATTTCCAGTATCTGCATTTCTCTTAACTCTCACACCTGTAGATGTTCCAATACCAACTGAAAGACCAGACTTAACTTCTAAGTCAATTTGATCACCTACAGTTAAATTATGACTAAATGCTGTAGAGATAGAGACAGTTGAAATAATTTTTTGGGTTTTTGCTAAAACTTGCTCAAATTTAGTCTCAATTTTATAATTATCCTGATTAGTACCACCACCAGTAAAGTAAACATCAGAGAAACCTATACCTACACCAGTTTTTATACCAACATAGTTTTTACCCTTATTTGTTATGAATACTTGTGAAGGTAAATTGTAACTAACAGTACCAGTGCTATTAGCAATAGATATTTGTGCTGTTCCACCAGGCACTGTAACAGTTACTGGTTCATTGTTTCTAAACTTATGATTTGGTAAGAAAATTGATTGAGTTGGAATACTTCTTGTAATTGTAGTACTTCCAAATCCAAATGTTGATGTATGGGTGACACCTGGTGTAACACCAAAACCAACAGCTTTGATTGGATTAAAGTATGCAACATTGTTTAATGATGACTCAAAATAAGGTACAGACTTAGGAATAGTAAATGAACTAGGAACTATTGAAATTGTACTTCCTACACCGTGTACAAGACCTGTAGAACCTCTATTTGCTCTTATTATCTTTTCAGTTGGGTATATCTCTAAAACCTGCATTGTTTCAGTACCAACTGTAATACTATTACCTATAGATAATCTCTCTGGTATTGTAGAAACATATATTTCACTTGAATTTGGTAAAGATGCAACTGTAGGTACTTCTGCAAGTACCTGAGTGCTTGCTGTTACTATACCAATTTGATATTCGCCATTTATTTGTGATAGAACAGTAGATAATCCAGAAATAACAACATTATCACGATTAACCAAAGGATGTTGAGGTAAAATATTAACTACAACGTTATCAGGGTTCCAAGTCAGTATTGTATTTTCAAAAGTCGTAACTGCAGTTTGTATATCAACAATAGGTCTTCCATCCAAAGAAGAAATTTTACTTGATAGACCTTCACCACCTGTACCTTCTTCATCAAATGTTAATCTTTCACCAACTGCATAATTATCACCAGAATCGACAATATTTAATTCATCAACAGTACCTGCTGTGACTGATTCTATTACTGCCTTCTGATTGGATATTTCATTTGTTTCAATGATAAAATCGTTATCAATATTCTTTTCAGCAACTCTGTATGGGAATGTATTTCTAATAAGATTATTTGATGCATAATCAAAATCTTGAGTTATAACTTGATCTAAAGGAATAGATCTAAATCTATCTCCTATAAAGTATGGAAAATCTGGTTTATTTTGAGAACCACTATCTTTAATAGTTGCATAATAAGCATATATTCCATCTGGAAACTCAGGTGTTTTTGCAAAACGACCATTATTAACATCCAAATCACCAGAATCATCAAATTTATTATCATCTACGAAGAATCCAGCAGGGAAAACTGTAGTAGGAGGTCTATCTTCTACTGCAGAAGCGTCTAATGTATAACCACTGCGTACTCTTGTTGCAAATGAGTTAATATCCTCAGGATCTGAATAAACAAAAGGCCCATAAATTGGATTTCCATCATAAGCCCATCCAATAATTTTAGAAGCAATAGTAATACCTGTACCAACTTCACCAAATGAGTTTCTAAATGTTGCTCCATATCCAGCAACTGTATATTTTAAACTATCGTCATCTCCTACCAATATTACATCATCATCAAATTTTTGTACCATATCTATGGTCAATGGTCTTACAGCAACATCAATAAAACCTGCTTTACCTGCAGAAACTACTTTTATACTAGTTGATGCTGCAGAGTATCCAATACCTGAACTAACAACTTGTACAGATGATATTCTATTATTAACTATAATTGGTCTTAATTTAGCACCAGATCCTGCTCCTGAAGTATCAACTACTTCTAGATCAGGTGTTGAGTAATATTCAACACCACCATAGTTAATATCAACACTATCAAGTATTCCTCCAATAATATTTGCTTTTAATGATGCTTCTCTACCATTCTGTATGCTTATTGTTGGTTTCTTCTCAAAATTAATTATAGTTGAACCATAACCAGTACCAGTTTCATACAAATAAGCATCAACAATACTACCTTTAACAGTTGGAGTAAGTACCATTTCCTCAACAGTTTGGGTGATAGTACCAAACCCAACAGGAGAGTATTTTAACGATACTGAAACATCTGGATATTTAAAGACTTGGAATCCCTTACCTTCAGATTCAAACTTAATAAAGTTATCTCTATTAAAGTTAGTTGGGTCTGTTCCACCAAGACCAGCATTAGCTAATCTAAATGAATCACTATCAACCTTCATAACATAGTAATAATTCGCAGTTGTAGATACTCCTGTAGTTTCTATTAATCCACCAATTGACTCTGTAACTGTTGTACCAACACCTACAGCAGTAGAATACTCAACTATTTCACCATTACCAAATCCATGATTTTCAAATACTACTTTATTATATTGTGTTGATATTCCTGTAGGTTTAACAAATAACTTTCTATTAGTTAATTTTCCACCATCTATAACTTGAATATCAACAACTGATCTTTGATTTGGTAAAGTAGAGAATTTATGTGTACCACTAGTGTTAGAAATCCCTAAACCAATTGGATTTTCCCTATTGATTGCATTTAATGCACTATTGTATAATTTAACAGTTTTATTATCAATTACATCAATAAAGTAAGAAGCATTGTTAACTAGAGTATCTGTTCCAATTCCAATTCCAATTCCTTCATTTCCATTAGATTTGTATATTACTTCTTGACCATTTTGGAATGTATGATTAGTTAAAAATGTAATAGTATCGGCAGCATCATCAACTCCACCAGAATAAATTTTCTGTCTTCCGTCAAATTCAACTTCTCTTGCTTTATTAATAATTACTGGTTCTAAAACTGCAGTACCATTACCACCATTAACGTCAATACTTATAACTTCATTAATATCAAATCCCTGAGGATCAATAAAGACTTTACTAATAGAACCTTCTATTACTGGTTGTATTGCAGCATTTGTACCAGCACCAGCACTAACATGTACATTTGGTGGATTAACGACATCATAATCAGTACCAGCAGTAACAACACTCGCAGATTTTAATGGGCCATAATAAACTTTATCCTCAGATTTATAGTTACTAATTTCTACACCATTAATCAATATACCAGTTGTACCTGGTTCTGTCTCTGTTTGACTTGCTCTATTTGAAGATGGTGTTAATGCAAACTTCTTAAGTGACTTTTGAGCTGATATTACTTCTGATCTTTGAGAATTTAATATAAACTTATGATTACCAGCAGTTGATTTTAATGGAATATAGGTAGCACTTTCAATAGATGCTCTAGATCCATACAATCTAATCTTCTTTTTATCAGTAGAAACAACCTCACAGTAATATCTACCAGTTTCTAATCCAACATAATGAGTACCAGATGGTTTATAAAAGATTTCATCACCTGTAAAGAAAGGAACAGGTTCACCAAATACAACAATACTGTATTGATCTAGTGTATTTGGTACTATACTGTCTAAACCAGTAGCTGTTGCAGACTTTACATCAGTGGTTATGACGTTTACAAAGTCAGTAGTAACACCAGCTCTTCCAGATGGGAGTGAATTTGATGCAACATATGCTTCATTATTGTCTTTAATGTATAAATTTGATGTATCTGATAATAAATGAGGAAATTCTAGAGGAACTGCGGTACTAACTGCATAATTTGGTCTTCTTCTAATATCAATTGCACCATTTCCAGTGTAACCATCTGCTAATTGGATGGTATTATCATCAATTACTGAAATAATTGTACTTTTTAAAGCTCCATTGGTAAAACTTTCGACAATATTTGATCCAGTTCGGACAATTTCTACTTCATCACCTTTTTTTAGACTAGATCTATCAATTTTTGCTGCTGTGGTGAACTGACTTACAGCAACAAATTTAATTCCTTCAATAAAATACCTACAACTTGTATTATAAATCCATGAATTTGCAAAAATTTGCTTAAATGTTGCGTCTGTTGCTGGATTTTCTATAAAATCACCAACATTTTTAACTGAAATTATCTGACCTTCGTTAATATTAACGTTTTCGGATACTTGTTGGAAGTCTGCTAGAACACCAGTAAGTCTTAATTCCACTGGTTTGGTAACATCTCCATCTTCAAAACCATAATAAGTGTTATTACTTCTTATTTCATCTGCTTTTTTAATAGAAACACCTATTCCAGTACATCCAAAGAACTGGTTAACACTCTTACTTGTATAATCAATAGATGTATTACCAGCAGATATGATAGTTCCAGTTTGACCAAACCCTACAGTTGAGTCAACACTGATTACTGAATCACCAGCACCAACAGTATCAAGACATCTTGTTGCTTGTGTTATATCAAAATTACCTTGAATTGTTGAATCAGAGTCATCAAAACCGATAAAGAGTGATAATTTAAAGTAATTTTGAACAGTTGTTAATGCAACACCAACTCTACTAAAACTTTCAACCTCAGATATTGAAGCACTAGTGTTAACATCTGATGTTTTAAACAGTGTTTGACCTGCTAATTTAGTAACATCACCGCTAAGAGCTTCAGCAATTACAACTTCTCTTCTAACATAGTTTGCTGCAGATGGTTTTAATAGATATTCCTCTAAATTTACAACTTTTGGAGTTTCATTATAAAGTGCATTAAATAAGATTCTGAATGATTCGTCTGTTCCTTTAGCGTTATATAATGATCTTGCTTCTTTTATAAACGTACCAGCATTCAAATTTGGATCAAAATCAACATCTTCTAACCCTGGTGTGAGAGAAAACTTGAGTTTTTTATAAAATTCTTGTAAAAATAGAGTACTTAAGTTTTGTACATAAGATCCTGATAGATGATCTGCAGTACTGGAAGTGGAAAATGTTAATTCTTCTTGATTTAAGTCCTGATGATAACTTGTAATACCACTAAAACCACGTTTAGCACCTGTAAAACTATTAGTTGTTACACCAGTATAAGTTATAATCTCATCATTAATCTTTAATAAACCCCATTCACTAGGAAATCCCTTTGTACTAGAAACAGGAATTGTATCACTACTTGTAGTAATTCCAGTAGAAAGGGTTGTTGACCCAATAACAACATCTGGGGTTAAATTATCTAATTTTAAATATTGATCTAAATTGTCAGAGATGTCAACAGTACCTCCCTGATATTCTTGGGAAATATAATATTGCTTTAAAAATTCTACTGCATTGGGACTTTCACTCAATACATATTCAGGCAGCTGATTTTCAATGATTTGTTGAACCTTTACTTTCGGTTCAAAACCAGTATGTATCATATTATTCTCTTATTAATTTTCCGTTAAGATAACTTGAAGTATAGAAGTCCTTAATAAAGCTAGTTCCAGTAATTTCATCACCTGAACTTATCACATCCCTAACCATATTTATTGTACTTTTTGAAAGACTAAAATTAAGATATAGTTCCTTTAATCCAACTACATCATTGGATTCTGGGATTGCTTGTACTTCTACAACACCAGTATTGTTAAGTGTTGATGTAATATTCACAGTACTAAGAAGAATTTCTCCTTTTATATAATCTACGGTTCCTGCAGAACCAATAACAGTATTTTCAGTTCCATCATCCAATATTTCCACCATAGAAAGAATACCTGTCTTCATATCGGGATTAGGAGTGTCTGTAAGGTAAACAGTTCTAATATTATTAGATATTGTAAACCCAGTGGACTTAATATTCTTTCCTGCTGCGTTTACATGGAATTGATTACCATAACATAGTTCATATTGAGCAAATTGGTTAATTGCTGCCTTCAAATCCCTTCTAATACGCACACGTGTGATATTAGAGGTAATAGCAGTATCAGTACTATCAATTACTTGCTGTATTTTACTATATTTGAATCTTCCACCAAATTTATTCATATCTACAGAATTTGAATATGCAGTTAGTGAATTCATGACCTTTGTTTTAAGTGCATCTGAAGTAGAGACCTTATTTTCGTCAAAATACACTCCAGAATCAATTTCCACATATAGTATCTTAAGATCTTCAATTTTTTGGTTAATACCAGATACAGCGTATTGCTTTAATTGTGATAAAATCCTAGTTTTGTTAAATGCTGATACATATGTACCATTTTTGGGTTTTATGCTAATTGTAACAGTACCAAACTCAGGTGGATCCATTTCTTCACCACCAACAACTGCAACTGACTCCGTATCAGGGTAAATCTTCTTTACTATAGCCTCATAATCTCTAGGTGTAACCGCCCTGTACTGGGAGGAGTAGATTCTAGGTGCATAATACTTAATTGAGTTAATAGACTCGACTTCAGACCCATTTGTGGATGCCTGAATGGTAGCCACACTAGGAGTTGATGTAAGACTGATAGATCCACCTTGTGGATTAACAATTCTTCCCGCAAATGAGAAACTATTACCATTTCCAATGCCATTTCCGTCTTCTCCATCAGTAATAATGTACTGAACAGTGATTATAGAGTCATTTTCTAGTTTTTTACCAATTATTCCATCACCAAACATCAATTCATACCTTTCATCCTGCACTTCTTGTACTAAAAAGATTTCTGAGTTCGAATTTACGTCTAAAATGTTGTCAACTAGAGAATATTCTATTCCAAGTGAACCAGCTGCTTCGCTAGGCCCCGCAACATACACTTTTATAGTCGAAGTATCAATATGTGGGTTGTCTAAAACGAATCTTTGGTCTAATGAACCGTCAACTGTGAAGTTTTTGCTAAGAAATGTGCCCTCTTTGATCAAAATATTCCTAAATGACGCTACAAAAGTGCCTGGAGAGGGTTCTGATATAGGTGCAGAGATGTCTTCGGACGTTGAGAACACATATGACGTGTTATTTGCGTCTCCTACACACACTAAACCTGCTCTTATAGTCGCTGTAGGGGTTAAATTTAGCGAAGTTATGTTTAGACCTACATCAAATGATACTTCTGCTGTGGCTGCCGTCCTAGAACGGGGTACATAACCTATATTTCTTGCTAATGAGACGACATTTTCTCTAACTGTTGCTGAATCTAGGAAAGATTCGTTCACAACCATGTTTGAGTTGAATGCTGTGATATACGTATTATAAGCTAACGTGTCTATAAGGACAGAAAAGTTCGATCCTTCGAAGTCAAAGTCCGTAAAAGTGGTATTAGCACGGAGATATGACTTGATTGATGTTTTTATTTGATCAAAATCAAGATCTGTAAATTTAGTAAAAGGCATGTTATCTTGTTGCCTCTAAGAGGAATGAATATTCTTGTGTTGGAAACTCTTGTCCTATAATATCAAAAATAACGGTAACATCAAAAGCATTATCATCTATATTTGGGTTTACCACTACGTCTACATTTTCTATTCTTGGTTCGAAATTATCTAATGCAATGGCTATCTGCTGTCTTATAGTAGACGCAGTACCGAAATCAACGAATTCAAATAGGTTTCTTCGGACATCTGATCCTAACAGAGTATTAAAGAATCTTTCAGTAGGAATTGTTTGCACTATATTTCTTACTGACCTACGAATTGCATCCGCATTCTTCAATACTTGTAAATCATTTGTTACAGGATGAGGTTTAAAAGACAATGAAATGTCTTTAAATGCTCTAGATATCCTCTTAATCGCCATTAGACAAAGGTTTTTTATTATTTATACTGGTTTTCCCATAAAAAAAGTGCCTCTTTCGAGACACTGCGGTTATTTTCCTTGTCCTCTGTACTTTTTACGAGCCGAGTTACGGGATGTTGCCGAATATTTTGAGTGTTTTCCGCTTCCTTGACGAGTTTTTTTGGGTGTTGCCTCCTTAAGAGCATTAGTACTTGAATAAACTGCCATTATTCCTCCATGTTAATTTTAGTTTTTACTGTATCAGGGTGTGGAGAACCTGTTTTGTAGAATTCAATCGCCAAGTCCTCCATTTGATCGAAGTATTCCTCCTGAGAGAGGTTTGAATATACCTCCTTCCCATCTATGAGAATACTATATGATTCTTGTCTTTTCATGTCCTACACGCACACGTGGATCGCACCAGATTTCGTAACCTGCTTCTATCGCATCAAGACAGAAAGAAACGTCTTCACCGCACATGTCCTGCACCTCGCCACTTTCGAAGACCTGCATCTTAGGTGCGAACCATGGATAAGGCATACCTTCGTTTTCAAATACTCCCTTTTTAATAAGAAGCCATCCGAAACCTGTGTAGTCTACTGTGAAAGGTTTCTTTCTCTTTGAGATACTATCTACTGTTTCATGATTCATGACTCCACCGTTGTTACGGAAATCATCTTCTTCTAACCAGTGAGCAACTGAAGTTGTTTTACCATCTTCTGTAGCATACCAACCTGCTGCTATATCTTTTTCCATTAAGACTAACTGAAAGAACTTCTCAGAATTGAAGACTATATCTGAGTCAATCCATAATTGCCAGTCATATTTTAGTTTTCCATCCCATGGTAATTGCTTAGGCCCTCTGAGTACGTTTGCACCCAAACATTTACAACGGGCGAAATTTACCATTGATGAATAATCTTGAGATATCTGTATACTTGCACCAGCCTGAACCAAATCAAAGCATAGTTGTACGAAACTCTTTAAGTATTGGTATGAGACTCCTCGGCCTGGTAAGCAGAAAACTATTGCCTTTCCCTTCACCAACTGCTTTGCCTTCTCATAGTCCCATTCTTGCACTTGCTTTTGTGCAGTCGGTGCTTTTGTCTTCACCGTGAATCCTTTAGCCATAAAAATTAAATTCCTTCAATTCAATCATATCACATTATATAGTCGTTGTCAATCAATCTGTGTTTTCGGTTATTATCACTTCCTGATCTACCAAGTTCCATTTAAGTTCCGTATCTTCGAACCATCCCATCTCATTAATTATTGCTTCTGGTATTATTACCTTGTACTCCCCAGTTACGTTATCGACTTCTATGGCCGAAAAAATATGTCCGAAATTTTTTTGCATAAATGAAACGACCTTACATGTTTTTATATAGGGGAAAAAATTTTTGTATAAGGGGAAACATTTATCTCGCTTCCGTAACACTTTGTAGGTTAGGTTCCCATTCGGTTTTAATATAAGGGGGGATCGGCCCCCTTACACTGTCTGGCTAACTAATAATCATACTGCTTGACCTGTTCGGCTGTGTCTATCAGATTTGAGATGCCATCCTGTTGGAGCTTGAGTACAACCTGTGAGTTCTTATTGGCTTTGCTTAGGCCTAAAAATGCTTTGATTCCGTTGTTGCTTGTTAGTCTAAGTCTGAGCCCTGTGTCCATTATAGCTCCTGTGATTGCTGATCTTAAGATGACCTTACGGCTGCTCTGCCCTTTCCAATCTCTTTGAAATTCGGCCGTCCAGCCCTTCTTAAGTAATTGAACTGTCTTAAGGTGTTCTTCTTTGACTATATGCACCTGCTTGGCCTCTGTGTCGTTTATGACCATGACCATGCCATGATTATCCTCTAACATGACCTGCTTGAGCCATGTGGTTAGGTCTTCAGATCTAATGGAGCTCAGTTGGTTGTTGCAATGGCTGGCGAAGTACTGACGGAAGTTTTCAACCTGTTTTTCTGCTTCGGGTGTGTCTCTGTATAACTTAGTCAATAGTATGAAATCTTCAAACTCTTTGGTGTCTACTAGGCCATCAATCTTAGAAGTGTTAACCCAGTCAAAAGACCCATTCTTTAGCCCCTTCTTATGCTTGATTGAAATATTAACGTCTCCAGCCTTTGCGTCTGCTTTGCTCTTTGTTCCCCCGAAGTGCTTAACCTCTTCAGCGAATAGGCCAGTCTCATTTAAAAAGTCTATTGTATTAAGTTCGTTTTTAATACCTGATGTGTGGACTGAGCCGTCTGTTTTGAACATTGAGTTTACTCCGTGTTTGTTATGTACTTATTATAATGGTTTTTTGACTATTATGCTTGGTTTTGGGCCAGTTGTTTTATTGGCACGTCTGTAGTCAATTTCAGTTGCTATGGCCATTCCTACTGTGTACAATGAATAACAGCCTCCAATCAAAATGAAAAGTTCAATTCCTGTCATGTTTAATTCTCCTTTAGGTGACGTTTTAGTTTTTCTGCTTTGAGCAGTGCTTCGTAGACTTTCGGGTCAAGTGGTTTCATTTGATCTCCTGGATTAGTTCGGTCATTTCGGTTAGGTCTGCTTCCTGCCAGATTGCTCCATCAGGTGTTTTTCCTTCGCCATTCTCAGGAAGAACCCAAAGTAAAAACTCACCGAATGTTTCTACCTCTTTGGCAATCCCGTAAAAACCCATGTCATTATTAATCCATAATGCACAGTTCCAAGTTGTCCAATTTGACCATCCGTTATATTTGCCTGTGCCTATGTCTGAAAGATTGAATGTTGTTTGTACCATGTGTGGAACTCCTTTTGTTTATACTATTATTATAACGGATAAAACCGCAGCGTAGTGATCAAGTAGACAGTTTTTTAACTGGCACACTTCCACTTGATTTTGCCTTCTGAGTTTGCTATATCAAAACAGACTTCACAAAGACAATCAGCCAACGGGAAAGAATCCCGCCAGCTGTAATCCTCTTCTATGGGTGCGTCCCAGTAGTAATAGAGGTCGGGCTGGTGTGCGTCTCTGTCTATGTCTTGATATGTTTCTAACATATCATCATAGTGCGAATCGTCAAAATTTCCGCAAACGTCACAGCATGCCATTATCCCATCTCCAGGAATTTGTTCATTGCCATTTCCCCTGCGATTTTCTCAGCATCTGCAAAGAATGGGGAATCCTCTTTGATTCCGATTTCTGCGAGTGCCTCTTCAAAGAGGGTTTCTAAAATTGAGTCGTTTACTGGGTGAGACATTATGCGTACCTCCCTGCAGGGTGTGGGTTTGATGGTGTGCAACCGAATGAAGCAAAAAATGCGTTCACTTGGTTTAGATCTAAGTCAGGATCGTCAAAATCAACTCCCCCTGCGTGGTCTACTCCCCACTCTGCAACCTCATCAATGAAAGTTGCGAAGTCTTCGCAAAGGTAAGCAATGTCGAAAAATGACTCTTTCTCTTTGATTCTGTTTATTAATCTTTCTGTTTTTGTTTGGATCATGAATGAAACTCCTTTTGTGTATATGTTTATTATAAGGGATAGAATCCCCTGATGGGGATTCAGTGTGCCAGTTTAATCTTTGTCTGTGTACTCACCTTCGACAACTCTGTTACCATTAAGAGCATACCAGACTAACTGAGCATGACCGAATTGCTGTGCCATATCATAGCAAAGGTCGAATCCGAAATCATTTGTGACTTCTTCTTTGATTGATGTATTTGGAACTTCTACGAATTTTTGAATGAACATAATTTTTAAATTTGTTTTGAACTTATATTAGTATTATACACACAAAAGGGGTCACTTTGCAACCACTTGTGTGCCACTAATCCAACTGGGCTCTGGGCCTAATATTCTGCGATCTCTTTCATGTAGGCCCACACCTCTGCGAATGTTAGATAGCCAATTACATCTGACCAGATGCCACTTTCCTCATAATGTAAATTATCTCCTTTTAAGAGGGCCATTTCATACAGTCCATCTGGGCCACCATATGATCCTTCATGGCATGCTACACTGGCTCCGTATCCATTTTCAAAATAATATCTTACAACTTTGTTTGGCTTGCGGATCACTCTTTCTGTGTACATAATTTCAGAAGTTAGTTCTTTAAGGTCGTTTGGGTCGTACATAGTTTTAAAACTCTGTTTGTTTGTTATTCTTATTATAAGGGATAATGGGCCCTAGGGAAAGGGCCCATGTGCCACTAATAGTACTGGCTGAATATGTGTCCGTCGTACTCTGTATAATCATATGATAAATTTTCCCAGCTCTTTTCCCAGTCGATTTCGATCCAGCTGGCCATCGGGTTCATCACTTCGCCACAGTCTGAGGCCATTTGCTCTGCAAATTCTGCACCTGATCTATAATGGCCCATGTACGCATCACGGCAGCTGCTCACGTCATGAATTGAAAACTCCTCAATAAATGCTTCAACAACATCTGAGCCCATGTCTTCAATCTGATGCAAATATTCCGTATATTCAAATTGAAAAGCCTTTTCTCCGTGCTCTTCTATAAACTCTTGCATATCTTCTCTTTCATAGCCCTCATCTTCAATATACTCTTTTATTAATTCTTCTGTAGTCTCTGAGTAGGTGAAAGTTGGAATAGGCATTAAGCTCTCCTTTAGGTTTACATGGCCATTATAACGTCAATGACTAAAAACGACAGTCTTCAGTGGACGGTTTGTAATCTGGCCCAAATTCCTTGATATCGGCCAGGGCTTCCTCTATAGTATCGCTGAACATTTCATCAAAGTAAGATTCCAACTCATCCATAGCCTCATTATAGGTTAATGAGTCTATCCACTCTTGCTCGCTGTTATGTACATAACGAACTAAGTCTTTTGTCATCATACCCTCTACGATTCTGTCAACGTAGAGCTCCTTAAGATACTTAAATTCTACATCATTTAATTTGCGTCGCATTTGGCCCACCTCTGGTTGTTAAAGTTTGCGTGGCTAAACCACTCTCTGTCGATTAGTTTGTATGATCCTATTTTATTATGAATTACGTAGCCCTCAGCATCAACAAGCTCTGGATTTCCTCCCTCATCTATCAAATACGCATCAGGCCCCCACCTATGACGACACTGGCCCAGAGCTATCATTTTTAAGTTTTTAACGCTAATCCATAACGAAATTAAAAACTCATTCTCGAAATCTTCGGGGTGAATGTGAATTCCATATCTGATATGGCTATTTAATTCTTTCTTCAATTCTTTGGCCTCTTTTGCAGTTACGAATGTAACCATCTGGGCCATCTGTCTAACGAATTTCAAATAGTTTTTAAAATCAAATTTAGAGCCATATTTGTTATATCTGTTTATGCAAGTACCTGCGTCAGGCTTAATGAATAAACAGTCAGAATTGCAGTCAAGATTGTAACTAAGGGGCTTGGCTTTTGCATCTTTTAGAGTTGTTGTTGTGGTGTACTGTGTATGTGGGGCTATTATTATTTTCTCATCTACCACTAAATCGAAATCATAAACAATCGTATTTGGCTTGTATTGTTCTTTACCACCGAAGCCAATAAAATCTCCTTGATAAATGTTATCAGTATCAGGGAGCCAACGTAAACACGCAAGTAAAATATCTTGTACTGGGTGGCCCTCGTAATGAGTCATTACATCAGCAGGGCTTTCACAAATCTTGATTTTAACTTTGTTAAATACGGATTTCGTGCCTACGAACTGACGGCCTGTGGCTGGGTTCTTTCCCCATACAATAGCGGGAGCTCCGTCATACTTGACGGATATTTCCTGCTCTTGCTCTAACGCATCTAATACGGATAGATCCCCTGTTAAAATTGTGTCCTCTGGGTGTTCTAAATGAGTGTTTTTCATTAATA